GCGCTGGATCCATACATACACATCCACCTCCTTTCGGCCATATTTTTCGTAAAAAGGGTGCACTAAAGTAAGCCCTCGGCTTCTCTTTTTTCAAAAATTCGCCGGGCGCCTGTTTTTGACCATTCGTAAGGAGGCTCTTTTTTATCGTCTATTCCTTAAAAAAGGCCGCACTAACTACACCCCCACAGCCTCCATTTTTCAAAAATGGTTCCCGTGCGGTTGTTTTGGTCTATTCAGTTCTATATGTATCAAGCCCGGATCTCTCCAAGCGAGGTACCAAGAGAACACAAAAAAGCCGTCCAGGTACACTACCCAGACGGCTTAAGAAATCAAGTAATAAAAGGATTTCATAAGTAAAACAGCACCAAAATTGTGCATTGCAACCTTGACATTACGGCTATGATATGCTATATTATATCCGTAAATAAGAGCGCAAGCGTAAGCGCTGCCGTACCGGGCGTTGGTACCAGCCTTCAAGTTAGTGCTTCCAACACTGCTTGAAGACGCGAGTGTTCATCACATAACGTAATAAACATGTGAAAGAGAACAAGCTCTCGGTTACCAGCCGAAGGGCTTTTTCTTTTTCCTCGCAGATTTTTTGTTGATGCAATCATAGCACACTTTAACGCAGAATGCAAGAACTTTTTCCACAGTTCGACAGCCAAACTGTGGATAAACGAAACTTTTGTTTCTTGTTCAGAAAATTCTTGACCGGCGGGACCCTTTACTTTTACCATTGAGGTAGAAGCGGGTCCCGCTTTTTTTATTTTGTCTCGATGTTCCGTATTACGGAATTTTCAAACAGGAAGGAGCAACCTATGTGTCTGAAACGCTAACTCACTGGAAAAGCACCCAACATCCTGACTATTTAGGAGCCTGGGCTCTGCAGCCCGGCCAGGAGCCGGTTTTGACCATCAGCTCAGCCGGAGTAGAGAAAGTCGTTGGCGCCGATGGAAAGAAAGAAGAGTGCCTGGTAATCGGGTACCGAGAAAAAATCGGCCCGGGGAAAATGATCGTCAACGCCACAAACAGCAAATCCATTTCGGCTCTTGCCGGTTCCCCATTCATAGAACGCTGGATCGGAACGCAGATCCAAGTCTATTCCGAGCGTGTCAAAGCCTTTGGAGGGGTTACGGATGCCCTTCGAATCCGTCCATTTAAGCCAAAGCCAAGCAATCCGGTTCCGAACTGTTCAGAATGCAGCCAACCGATTCAGGCTGCCTACGGCAGATCTCCGGAAGCGCTGGCTCAATATACGAAAGAGAAATTTTCCGTTCCTCTCTGTGCCTCTTGTGCCGCAAGACGGGCAGGGGAGGGGAATGCTGAGTGAAGCTGACAGAGGAAACATACTATGGCCGGGAAGCGGCCCAAAAATGGATGTCTGTAAGTCAATTCAAAGCATTTCAGAAGTGCCAAGCTGCTGCCCTGGCTGAGATTCAGGGGAACTATGAGCGTCCCATGACAACGGCGCTCCTGGTTGGCCAGTACGTGGACACGAAGCTGGAGGGCCCGGAGGCTTTCGAAGCCTTTCAGCTGGAGCATCCGGAGATCTTCAAGAAAGACGGATCTCCGAAAGCCGATTTTGTCCAGGCCGAGCGCATCTATCAGCGCATTAAGGAAGACCGGCTCATGGAGCAGCTGCTATCCGGACAAAAACAAGTCATTCTGACCGGAGAAATAAACGGTGTGCCATTCCGGGGGAAGCTCGATAGCTTATTATCCCCTGAAGAGTGCGACACAATTATCAAAGAGTTTCCGAGCGCCGGAGAAGCCATAGGAGGCCCGTTTGGCTCTGTTGGAGCCATCGTGGACGGAAAGGTTATGAGAGATTTTATGCCCGTCTGGAGCGATACAGAGGGTCGTAAAGCGCACTGGATCGATGCCTGGGGGTATCAGTTCCAGGGAGCGGTTTATCAGCACCTTGAAGGTGGTCATAAGCCTTTTGTTATCGCCGGGGCCTCCAAAGAATCCAGCCCGGATCTGACCGCTTTATACATACCGCAACCTGAGCTGGACGCAGCCCTCCGAATTGTAGAGGATATGGCTCCGGTATATCAGGAAATCAAAGAAGGAAAGAGAGAACCGGAAGCGTGCGGCCGCTGTGAGTGGTGCCGGCGTCAGAAGGTTTTGACAAAAATCCGCAACTACAAGGAGGATCTTCCATGCTAAATAAAATTGTTATCATGGGGCGTCTGACTCGTGATCCAGAGCTCCGTCAAACACAAAGCGGCACAAATGTAGCCAACTTCACATTGGCTTGTGACCGTGACCTGAAGAATAAGCAGACCGGTGAGCGTGAAACAGACTTCATCGACTGCGTTGCGTGGGCTCAGAAGGCCGATTTCCTTGCAAATTACTTCAGCAAGGGCCGCATGGCCGTGGTAGAAGGCCGATTGCAGCTGCGAGATTGGACAGATAATGACGGCAACAAGCGCAGAAATGCAGAGATTGTAGCCGACAACATCTATTTTGGTGATTCAAAATCTGATAGCCAGCCGGCAACGCAGCCGGTACCGGCACAGGACATCACAGATGAATTGCCTTTCTAACAGAGCGGAGACCAGGGGTATCCCGGTCTGCGCTCTTTTTTTGCCCAAAAGGGGTGACGCACGGTGCTGACACTCCGGCCGTACCAGCAGGATCTTTACGATAAGATCAAAGCAGAATTCACGGCTGGAAATCAGCGTGTTTTGGCCGTCCTCCCGTGCGGAGGAGGAAAAACAGCGCTGGCAGCCAAGATCATGCAAGACACCTTGACCGCCCATGAGCAGGGAGAGTGCTTGCTTTTGTGTCACCGTATCGAATTGAAGAATCAGCACATTTCCACTCTTGAAGCCTATGGGGTTGATACCTCCAGGATTCGTGTGGAGTCCGTTTTTACAGAAGCACGGCGCCTGGATCAGCATGAGAGACCTCTTCTCTTATGCCTGGATGAAGCGCACCTTGCCCGTGCTGCGAGCTGGGAGAAATGTGTCCGGCACTACAACACCTGGACTCTGGGGCTGTCAGCCACGCCCTGCCGGCTTGACGGTCGCTCTCTGGGAGATGTGTTCGGCTCCATGGTCCAAGGCATTACCCAAAAGGAATTGACTGCCATGGGGCGATTGGCGCCCTTTGACTACTATGCGCCATGCGAATTAGATCTCTCCAGGGTCTCCAAAAGGGCAGGGGAGTACTCCACGGACGAAGTGGAGGATTTGGTTTGTACCCGGACCATTTATGGGGATGTTCTGAAAAGCTATCAGAAGTTCGCAGCCGGCCGGAGAACGATTGCTTATTGTGTTTCCGTCCGTCATAGCCGGGAGGTAGCGGATATGTTCAATGCTGCGGGTATTCCTTCGGCCAGCTTGGATGGATCCATTCCTTCAGCAGAACGGGCAGCGATTATGCGCAAGTTCCGAGCCGGTGAAATTCTCATTCTTTCCAGCTGCAATATCCTTTCTGAAGGATTGGATATTCCAGCGATAAGTGCCTGTCTTTTGCTCCGGCCGACAAATTCCCTTGCGCTTTATGTGCAGCAATCGTCCCGGGCACTGAGAGCAGATCCCGAGGATCCCGACAAACGAGCGGTTATCCTGGATATGGTCGGCAATTTCACCCGGCACGGTTTTCCGGATTCTGACCGGGAATACAGTCTTACAGCTGATATAAAGCCGTTCAGCGAGTACCGGCCGGACGGAACGCTTTCCCTGCGATCCTGTGGCTTTTGCTTCAAGACTTTTGAAAACAAGGGAGCAAACAGCTCCGCTTGCCCATTTTGTGGGCAGCAATACGAGCTGAAGCCCCGGGAAATCAAAAGGGTAGAGGAAGTGGAGCTGGAGCGGATCAATCAGGAAAAAGCCGAAGCGGAGAGAAAGAGGAAAGAAAAGCTGAAGAAGGACATCCGGAAAGCCCGGAGCTATCAGGATTTCGTGGCCATTGCCGATGCAAACGGCTATTCCCTTGCCTGGGCCAAAATCCGTGCCCGGCACCGTGGATATTCCATACATGGATAACTTTACCTCGAAACACCTGTTCGTTTTCATGTTAAATTGGAGGGTAAGAAGATGCGAAAAAGTGAACATAGAATCCAAGATGAAATCCGGCTCGCAGTTTCAAAACTTCCCGGGATTATTCTGCGCACCAATGCCGGCAGCGTGTATGCCGGCGAAAGAACCTGGTGCAGCTATCACGGGGATTATATTTTGAAGCGCCCTCGAAGCGTAAGGCTATTGCCAGAGGGCTTTCCCTGACTTGATCCACCTATCTCCCGATGGGAAACTTTCTTTCATCGAAGTCAAAACACCCACTGGTCGGACCACTGAAAAGCAAGAGCGTTTCATGGCATTGATGCGGGAATATGGCTTCCGCTGCTGTGTAGCTCGGTCGGCCGATGAAGCGGTGAAGTTTATCGAAGGGAGCTGATCCAGATGAAAAAGATTGACTATGACAAACTGTATGATGCGCTGGAGCTTATCAAATCAATTTGTGAAGATCAAAGCACCTGCCGTCAGTGTCCACTAGGTAACCGTGATGGAGGCTGCGAATTGGCAACCAAAGCCCCCAAAGATTTCGGAACACGCCATCCGGAAACAGATGCGTTCCGGGTATTAGAGTAAGGATCTTCAGAGAAAAGAGAGGAGCTATCGTCTTGGGTATTCAGATTCAAAACATTCCGCAACAATTGAAATCTTCTGGGCTGTGGTGCTGCTGGCGTTACGTGAAGCGTGACGGGCAGGACAAGCCGACAAAAATACCTTTTAGCCCTTTAACCGGTAAAGCGGCTCGGTCAAATGACCGGAGTACTTTCGGCCGGTTCGAACAAGCTGCATTTGCTCTGGATATGGAGCAATATGACGGCTTGGGCATTGGGATTTTTGATGATGTCTGCGCTGTTGACATCGACAATTGCATAGAAAACGGTGTTTTCTCCGCTTTGGCAGAGGAAATCATCAACGAAATGAATTCATATTGGGAAGTGAGCCCGTCTGGCAACGGCGTTCGCATTCTCTTTAAGGCTCCTGGTCTAAAATATGACAAGGGCCGTTATTACATAAATAATCAAAAGCTGGGGCTGGAGATCTACGCAGCCGGCGTAACTAATAAATTCGTGACTGTGACTGGGAATGCTCCTGAGTCCATCGGGATAAACACCCGGACGGAGGAGATCCACCGCATTCTGGAGCGATTCATGCGCCGGAATGTTCCGCAAGACCGAATTTCTAAGCCGGCTATCCAGAGCCCCGGCATTCTTATACGCCTGGACGATGAAACAATCATTAAGAAAGCCAAGAGAGCGAAAAACGGTGCCTTATTTGAGCGGCTGATGGATGGGAATTACTCAGATTATTTGAGTTCTACCACAAACGAGCCGGATCAGAGCGCCGGAGATTTGGCCCTTTGCAATATGCTTGCTTTCTGGTGCAGCAAGGATCCAAACCAAATTGACCGAATCTTCCGCTCTTCTGGAATGATGAGGGAAAAATGGGACCGGCCGACAGCCGGCAGTACTTACGGTGCCCTTACCATCCAGCGGGCTATCGATGGCGTAACAGATACATATAGCAATCAGTACCAAAAACACGTTGAGCGACACCAGCAAGAACAAAAAATGCCTGTTAAACCCAGGCGAGGATGTGGTCAAGGTGTTGGTACCTATTAACCAACGATCAGCAAATGAAGTTAGTAACAATATTGTTTTGGAGATGGGGGAGAGAGGCCCCTTAAAAGCAAGTGAGAACTTTTGCCGGGTTCTGGAGCGTGATGAGCGGATAAGAGGCGCCATCTGCTACAACGAAATTGCTTACCGGCGCTGGGTCCGGGGATATGTCCCATGGGAGCCGGAGCCCGTAGACCGTGCGTGGACAGACAGTGACGATGCCTGGCTGCGGCGCTGGATGTGGGTCAATTACAAGCTGAAGGGCAAGGATGATCTGGACGATGCTATTCAGATTGCCCAGAGCCTTAATACCATTAACCCGGTCCGGGAGTACTTCGATTCCCTGGAATGGGACGGAAAATCCCGCATTGACACCATGCTTCCTGACTATCTGGGAGCAGAAATGACAGAGTACAATTCGGCGGTGTTACGGGTGTTTCTTCTGGGCGCTGTTGCCCGGATCTATCGCCCCGGCACAAAGTTCGATTATTGTATGATCTTCTCCGGTCCGCAAGGCTGCGGGAAATCTACCTTCCTTTCCCGTCTGGCTATCAAGCCGGAATGGTTTAATGACGGTCTGAGCACCATGAGCGCAGACAAAAGCCGCATAGTGGAGCAGCTGTCCGGCCGCTTCATCATTGAACTGTCGGAATTGTCCGCTCTCAAACGCACCAGCGACCTTGAAACCATCAAAGCCTTTATCACGGCTACTTTTGATGTGTACCGTGCGCCTTATGCCCGATACGAGGAACAACGGCCGAGGATGTGCGTCATGGCCGGCAGCACAAATAGCCACGCCTTCCTTTCGGACAAATCCGGTTCCCGGCGCTTCCTTCCAATAGAGGTAGGCTTGCATAAGGCAAAGCGGAGCCTTTTCGATAAGGCTTGCCAGGAGGACTTTGAACAGCTCTGGGCTGAAGCAATCAGCATTTACAAGGCCGGAGAATATTCTTTGACGCTCGATAGAGATATGGAGATCGAAGCGGAAGAGCGCCGGGAAAGCTACCAGGAAGAGGACAGCCGAGAAGGAATTATCCAGGAATGGTTAGATAATTGCTCCGAGGATCTTGTTTGCGTACCAATGATTTATGAGCAAGCCCTTGGGGAACTTGGCAAGCCGACACGGCGAACAAGTAACGAGCTCCACGAAATCATGCGCAACAAGAAAATCATTCGGGGTTGGTCTCTTCACCCGAGCAGAAGATTCCGCTGCGGAAAATACGGCACACAGATTTGTTATGTCCGGGATAAGGTACCGGAAAAGGCAAATCCGGTGGAGTTGCTGTGAGGGGAGGGGAGATCGATGTGGACAGAAGAGTTGGAACACGCAGCTGCCAATGGGCTGACGCTTCCTGAAGGGCTGGACGCTCCGGCCCGGGCCTTATACATATCCCTGCGGGGTTTGTATTGGCAGTACCGGCAAGGCATCCTGGACAAAGACCAGGCCAAAAGGGAAAAGGCGCTTCTGATGAAGGACTATAATATGGCCGTGTTGGATGAGAAATGCCGGCAGAAGTCCCGGGAGCTCTGGAAGCAGATTCCCTATGACATTATGAAATGTGAGTGCGAGGAATGCCGGCGAATAGCAAAAATCATCCTCGGGCTGAAATAGGGGGTGTAGATTTGAAAGAAGAGGAAATCGAAGTTATAGACGGGGGAGAGTGTGAGATCCTGCCAGGACCTCCACCCCCGGACGTAGAGACTATCACCACGGAAGAGCTGCCACAATCCGCTGTGCCGGCTCCTCCTCCTGAAGAACTATTCATGAGCGGTTATTTCCAAAAAGGCGGCCGCCCTGGACCCGGGGTAAAACGCAAATACGAAACCCGGGAGCAGCTGATAGAAGCCATAGATAAATACTTTGCCCGGTGCTATGCAGCTGTGGTAGATCCGGAAACCGGGAAAACCGCATACAGATGGGTGGAGGCGCCGACAACGCCCGGACTTGCCCGGGCCCTTGGTTTTAAGAGCAGATCCAGCCTGACCAATTACGGCAACCGGGACGAATTTTCAGATATAATCGCATCGGCAAAGCTGGTCATTGAGGACTACTTGGCCAAGGCGGTTTCCGAGCAATCCGGCAATCAGAGCGGTAAGATCTTCGCATTGAAAAACATGGGATGGTCTGATATGCAGACGGTCCGACACGAAATGCCGAACCGGCTCCAGGACGCAAAGAGCGTGGAGGAAATTGCCGCTGTCATTGAGGGTGACATTGTATTAGATTGACAAATAACCCATTTTTTGATATAATGCAAGCGCAAAAAGAACATGCTGCTTCCAAAGGAACAGCGAAACCCCCAGGTGGTGCTAGCTCCTGGGGGTTCTACACATCATTATACACATCATTATACACATAAACCAAACGCTTGATTTTTGAGAAAATTGTGCTAGAATATGAGTGTCATTCCTTTGGGCAATTGGAGCCCGTCAAGGTTTGACAAGGGCCCTGCCCCTTTTAAGCGCAGATCATCTATGAAAAGAGCCCTGGAGGATCCTCCAGGGCTCTTATTTTATCTTCCGATACTCGGTTCTTTCACCGGCCCTTTCCCGGGGCTAGGAAAGTTCTTTCTTGTAAACTCCGTCAGCTTGATTTTCGTATCAAGCGGGAGCTCGAAAGCAATGTCTTCTTTGTATTTCTCCAGGAACTCATGAACCCTGACTTTCTCTTTCTTGGTAGAAGCAGCAAATAGAGCGTCAAGTTTCTTGAAGTCGATAAAGGGGAGGAGCTTCACCACCGAATTCATATCCTTGCGTTGCTTGGAAGCTCTCCGGTCGCTATTGATAATCATTTTGGTGAGCACATAGATTTCGGGGCAGGGGACTTGGACCTTCATACCGAGGAAATTGACGGTGATGGAGTTATCCACGATGGCGCCCAAATGCCGGAGCGCTTGGGCATTGACGCCCAGATTGGTTTCCAGGATCTTATCCACGCCGCTGCCCTTTTGAGGAATGAGAAATTCGATTTCCAGGCCGCCCGGCGTAAAAAATTTGGTGGTGTCCATCAGAACATCGTGGGCCACGGTGTAGCCCTCTTCCTTGGCCAGAGCCGGCAGGCTGATAGGCTCTGTCGGTCTGCGCAGATTCTTAACCAGGAAGTCAATATCAATGGTTCGCAGCGTCATGGTAAAGCCGGGCAACACACCGGCCTGAGCATAAACGTACTCTGCCCAGCTACCGATCAGAACAACATGGTTGAGAATGTCGTTGTCATGTAGGAGCTTCAAGAGACGAAGAGCCTCTTTTTGTTGTTCGTTGAATTGCTCGCTCATACCTAAGCACTCCTTCCAAAATACTTCTACTTAATAAATACCGGAAATTCAAGAAAAAATCCAACTGAATTTCAAACGCCCAGGGCTTTTCTCAATTTCTTCTGGTCCGCTCTTACTCTCCGGAGGGACGCATCCAACTGTTTCCGCTTCTTAACCTGAGCGTCAACAGCGGGGAAGCTCTCAGCAGAGATGTATTTACTTACGACTTTACCGCCCTCTTTGCGCTGCAAGTAATAATATTCCTTGCCCTGGATGATCTTCTTGGAGATGTAGCCCTTGGGGAGCTCCTGAAGCTCTCTCTCGTAGGCAGCTTCTTGCCGATCCAGCCGCTCCAGCTCTTCTTCCAGTACTTCCATGAGGATAGACATATGCGTTTCCTCCTTTCTTTTGATAGTAAAATTATACCATAAATTAACCTACCTGTCAAGCATTATTTGCAAAAGTAGGTTAATATTTTACGTTTGCCGCATAACCTACCAACCACCAAAACACGCACAAAGTAGGTTAATACTGCCCGCCCTTGTTACAGAGCATTTCCTTTGCTTTTCTCTCTTTTCAGGCTCCAGCCCTTCATTTTTGCCCGAAAAACGGGCATTTCTAGCCCACAGAGATTTCGCCAATGGGGTAATCATCCAATGCAGACCACGCTATCGGCTCCATTCGGACGGTTTTTGCCCAAAATCGTACCATTTCGCCCTAAAGCGTAACATTTGCTTCAGATCCGGAACAAAGGATATAATAAACGTATCAAATCCCGGGCCCTTGGCCCTTTTGGAAGAGATGGCAAATGCCCCGCCCTTGTTTTCAAGGCGAAGTAATAATAGATTTCCTCCCGGGGGAGATCGGCGGGTCTTTGCAGCCGCTGTCGGTATAGGCAGATTGAGAGGGGCCGGAGATCCGGTCCCTCTTCAATTTGTGCTCAGTGGCTCATAAATAGAGCAATAAGCAGAGCCAACAGCAAAAAGTCAAACATTCCTCTGCCTCCTTTTTTCTTCCTTATTATATATAAGGATGTTTTGTAGTGGATCGGGGCGCCGCCCGTTATCGTTTCGGGCTCCGGGCCTGGTCTGTTTTGTGGGGTGTGTGCCTCCACCCGTTGCGACTGACACGGGGGACCGGCTCCCCGCTGCGCATAACACTCGCTCATCCGTGCCGGTTTTCTGCTTCCTTGCCCCTTGGTGGGGTGGGTGGGCTTTCCACTACCGCCCCGGCTGGCTGCCGGGTGGTTTCGGCCGGTTGCCGTCCGGCTCTCGTCAGGTGGATCAGATGATGCCATTCTCCCGGAATTCTCCGGTAAGCCCGTACCGCTTGCCCAGCTTCTCAAAGTAGGCGCCGGCCTCGTACAGCTCCCCATAACTCAAATCCCGTTGGCTGGCTTCCTGCTGCCATGCAATCGCCTTTTCCCGGGCGGTTTCTTTTCTTCTCTGGTATGTATTCATCATAATTCTTTTTCCTCCAAATTAGGTTTGATATCTCGGTACCATGTCAGCCGGTCTTTATAGCCGGCTGCTTTGGCCACTATTGCTTCCATGCACCGCATACACCAATCGGCCGGGTGCTGTTTGTCGTTTTGGTGCTTCTGTCTGAATTTCTCCAGCTCGGTTAATACCTCCCAGGCGTCCACCGTGGGCCGGATCTCCTCCACCGCAACGCATTTTTGCAAATTGTCGTTGACGGTGCCGATGTTAAAAGTCTTTCCCAGGTAGTAGCCCCGGGCGGCTTCAATATCTCCATTAAAGCCCGTTGTTTCGTGGTCTCCGTTGGCATAGGTGATTTTATAGTATTTCATGGCTTTCTCCTTTTCTGGGCTGGCAGGATTATTCATCCTGCCAATAGCTCCAAGCTCTCACTTTAGAAAGCCCGTACCGCTTCAGATAGGCCCGTAACTGTTTTTCGAAGTTGGCCCGTATGATTTTGTATGCCTCGGCCACTTGCTGCCGGTCTGCGCCGGTTAGCTTCTGGTATTTCTCGGCTTGGCTTTCGTGCCGGTAGAATGTTTTGATAGCTTTTAGCTGGCTGCTTTCGGGTTGGCCGTAGTAGGGAATACAGATGTAATAATCCCAGCTGTTCCACTCGTTGCTTTCCAGCCGTTGGATTTCGTTGTCTAGCTCGTGGAGATTTTCGGAGAGGAAATAATCTTCATTTGTCCGGGCGTGCCGTGCCATGGCCTGGGCCCTGTCAAAGTCTTCTGTGTCATAGCGGGAATCACTGTAACCGAAACAAAAGTCTTTTTTCATTGTGGGTTTTTCAAGGGCCACAATATCGCCGCTTGATAGCTCCACAATATAGGCCGCTTTCTTCACGCAAAAATCAACCATGTGGGCGTCTCCGTGCCATACCTCGGCGCTTAGGATCTCGGCATAGCGCTGTTTTAATTGGGTTTGTGTCATTGGGGGACCTCCTTGTGTGAGATGTTGTAGTGGATTGGGGGGTGTGCTGATGGGGTGCCGCCTGTTGTGGGTGACGGCCCAGGGCCCCAGGGGTTTATATCGTTTTTCCGGTGGAGATCTCAAATGTTCCGGCGCTGGTGGTGATGGTCTGCCCAAAGATGAAACAACGGGGGCTTAACTGGTAATTGCTTTCCTGGATCACTTGCCCGGTCTGCTTCGCCCGTTCGATGTAGCCCCGGGCAATATCGGCGGCTTTCGCTTCGTTCGTGACGCCCTGGCTTGCAATGACTTTCCGGGCGGTTTTATCGTAAAGTTCCACATTATACATTGCTTTCTCACTTTCTCCCGGGGATATGCCGCCCCGGGCCGGCTTGTCGTGTTTAGCGGGAATAGATAACCTCTCCGGTCTCTTCGCTTGTGATTGCCCATACATCCGGCTCACTTTTCAGCAGATCCAAAATGTCGGTTGTGTAAGTTGCGCTTGTACCGTTGTCAAAGTGTGCCCGGATAACGGGGGCGCTTTCCTTGCCGAAAACATTTGCAAACAAATTCATTTTTTCTCACTTTCTCCCGGCTAACCTTGCCGGGCGGTTATGTAGTGGTATGGGGTTTTCTAACTGTCTATATTTTACCATAACTCTGCGTATTTGTCAATACTCTGCGTATAAATAAAAAATAACTTTTGATATTGTTTTTTGCGTGTTTCCAAGTTGTTTTTACCTTTTCCGGCAAGAAACACGGGCGAGCCGTTGGCCTGTATGGGTTCGGCCTCGTTCTGTTTCTTGTTACTTTCTTTTTGAAGAAAAACAGAAAAGTTATTGATACGATATAGACATACAAAAAGCGTTATATAGGAACGCTGGGCACGCTAGAAACAAACTAGATCAGAAAGCCCGTGTCTGTAGGGCTCCGGGCTGTTTCTTGCGTTTCTGCTGCTGATAACATGGACAGCTGCAAAGCGTATTGTATGGCCTGGGCTTAGTAATGACAGTATACTGACGCCAAAAAATGACCGCTTGTCCCGGGGTCCGGCTGGCCGTTTCCGGCCTTTCTGGCGCCGCTCTTTCGTTCTTCTTTTTCTCTAACTCTGCGTATTTTAATAGCCAATATCTGCGTATAAAATAACGAAAACGAAAAAAGCCTTGTAAATAGGGCGTTTTGGTCTGCGTATAATAATCATTTTACGCAGAGTAGCGCATATTACATAGTAGGGGAGAGCGGACCCACCCGGGGGGTATATGGGGACCGGCCGGGGCACCTGTTCTTGATGCCAAAACTATCCGAGGCTTTTTCTATCGAGCTGGTATAATATGTAAATGCGAAAAAAGCATATTATTTTGAAAATAATTAAACGCAGACTATTGACAAATACGCAGATATATGATATACTGTATACATAAAGAAGAGCGAGATCCCACCCCCAAAAATTCCACTACAAATCTACATTAAAGGAGAATTATCTATGAACACCTTCGCAGCACTCGCTTATCTGACCCTGTCCGCCCCCATCGTTATGTGCATCTTAGTCAAGCTCACCGGCCTGTTCGGCTACCTCCACTACAAGCGTAAGGGAGACTTCGAAATGGCCTTGCGGTTCAAGTCCGTGCTCCATCAGTCTTCCATCCGCTTCATGTGGAACGCCTTCATGGAAGAGCAGAACAGCAAGAAAGTAAGAGGGTAAGCACTTATGCCAGAAGAACGCATGGATCAGCTGCTTTGGTTCTGGAGCAATGAAAGCTACGACCCTGCCACGCAAGAGTGGCGCAAGGATCTGACCCCGGAGGAAGCCAAGAAGGTTGCCTTTTGGGACGCAAACAGTTAAAGGAACGAGGCAGGGGCCAACACCCCTGCCTTCTCCCGAAGGAGGCATAAAATCATGTTGGACGATAAAATCCGGCAAACTATTGACCGTCCAGTGGGAAAAGCCGGCACTTGGCTCTGGCAATGTGGTATTATTCTTCCTGACGGCCAGCCTACGGAATATCCCATCTGTCCTTTCTGTACTACTTCCCCTTTTCGAGAGTTTGGGGCAAAGCAAACTCTCCCTGACCGTTGCCCGGAATGCAACGCAAAGTTGAAACTGGAGGAATGAATTCTATGAATAAGCGTACTGTAGCTATCACAAGAGAACAATATCGAGAAATCATTAAGACCATTAGCGAGGGGTACGCCGGCGCTCGCCCAAACATCCGTGTTGCCATGGCTCTCCAGTTGGAAGCAAATCTTGGTCTTCGGATCGGTGACATCCTTAAACTCTGCCTGAATGACTTTATCAAGGACGGAGACCGCTACTGCATCGAAACCGTGGAAACCAAAACTAAAAAGCGCCGGCACTTCACCGTCCCCACACAAATTTATATGTTCGTTGAGAATTACTGCTTGAAGGCGAAAATAGCACCCAATGAGCGGATCCTCCCCATCTCCGAGCGCACAGTGCAAAGCATTTTGAAGATGGCTTGTGATTATCTGGGCTATGAAGGTATTAGTACCCACAGCTTCCGGAAATTCTATGCCACGGAGATCTACAAACAGGACAACGATATTGCCCTGGTACAAAGGCTCCTTCAGCACTCTTCTCCTGCTGTCACCCAGCGTTACATCGGTATTGAGCCGGAGCGGATAGAGAAGGCTATTCTTGGCCATATGGAGCTGCTGTAAGAAGAGGTATTTTTATGAATGAGGTAGTTTCTGTTTATACCCCCGGTGTGATTGCAGCTATTGAGATGTTTACCCTTGCCGATGAAGCCCTTCGGCAGTTTGTGATCTACACCTACTATAACGAGGAAGAAGAGCCGCTTTATGTCGGATGCAGCAAGTCCTATTACCATGCTCATTACTTCAACTCTGAGCGCCTTTCTTTCTTTGACCAAATTAAATATGTTGGCTTTGTATTCCTAAAGACCGAGGCCAATATGAAAGAATCGAAGAAATACTATATCCGGGCCCGGCAGCCCAAGCATGGCCGAGGAAAACATCTGGACCTCCCCTATTTGAAGGGCTGTGACACCTACGGAGATGACTTCGTTATCACTCTTGAAGAGATGGAACAGCGCTGGCAGGAATGGTTGGGTGAAGATGATCCGGAGTTTTTGGCTGAGCTGGACGCCCTTTTGGAGGACGATTCACCATGAATTACTATATCAGCGATTTACACTTTTTCTGTAACAGTCAGGTAGATAACGGAGTTGGCGAAAACTACGATAGCCGGCCGTTCAAGAGCCTGGATGAAATGCACGATCATATGTTGCAGCGTTGGAACGAGAAAGTGACCAACGGTGACACGGTTTATATCTTGGGAGATGTCGCTCTCAGAGGAAGAAAAGATGCGCTGATTGCCCTTGTGGCGCAGCTGAAGGGCAAGAAGGTCTTGGTCAAAGGAAATCACGATGATCTTTCCGATTACCGGTATAAGCAGCTGTTCGCTGAGATCTGCGACTACAAGGAACTTTCTGAGCATTTCGATGGACAGGCTTATAAGCTGGTCCTTTGCCATTATCCCATTCTGATGTGGAATGGCCAGCACAAGGGCACCATTCTTCTCTATGGCCATACCCACAATTCTGTAGAGCACGCTTTCTTTCAGAAGTGCATCGATGAGATGAACAAAAGCGAAGAATTGAGCCTTCGGCGTCATGGCGGCAAGAAGATCCAGGCTATTAATGTGGGCTGTATGCACCCCTGGATGGACTATGAGCCTCGTACACTGAAGGAAATTTTGAACGCTCAGGAGGGAGAATGAAAATGGAAATTACTATTAAAGCACCTAAAAATATCAATTGTGATATGAAACAATGGTCCGCACGATATGGCGTCCATGGCACAGGAGAAGCCCGTCTTATCCGGATTGAATCCCGGTCGAGTATTGATGTAGTGGTGGCCAAAATCACCGAGAATGGCTTTCTGGGGTCCCAGGCGAGCTACTATATTTCCTCTCCCAACTTCGGTGTAGCCATTCCTAGTATTCCTACTTTGGAAGAAACATTTTGGATCACTGAAAAGCTGCTTAATCACGAAATGCCGGCGCCGGATGCTGTCACTGTAGCCCAGGTATTGAGTGATATGGGAGACTTTTAAGGATGAAATTTGTTGCATTTAAGAAGCCCGATGTCAAATGGGATGGCCTGGATTGGGTGTATGCGTTGATGGAAGACCGCCCATCTGATTATGACTTCTTTCTTATCGAAGCGAGCTCCCCGAAAGCTGCCCGGGAGGTCGCTATTCAGGCTTTTTTTGATAAAGCTATGCGCCAAGGCGGCACTGAATTTATCATAGAATATGCTTTTGAAGCCTTTTCTGGCTTTGAATATGATGATGAAGAGGAGATATTCCAGTTTTTCGGTCAGAAAGACGGCCAAACGGTCCTAAGTTTTTACGAAAAATACACCTGGGATGCCTTCATGGATGGCGAAGTCAAGTTCTATAAAGGCTTTGCGCCGGAAGATCAGGATAAGTTTTATTCTTTTGATATTGAGATTCTGAAAAAACTGTACAAGCAAGGTATTTGGTATGATGTTTTGGTTATGCCCATTACCAAAGATTTTTCCAAAGGAAAGAAGCCGGAAAAGGCAAAGCTCCCAAGCCCGAAAACGATTGAGGAGTATATGAAGCTGCCGTACAAAATCGAACTGATTCCCGATGAAGAGGGTGGTTTTGTTACTTCTTATCCTGACCTTCCCGGCTGTTTGTCCAGCGGTAAAACAATCGAAGCTGCCTATACCAATGCGATAGCTGCCAAACGAGAATGGTTGGCAGCAGCCATTGAAGAAGGCATTTCTATTCGAGAGCCGTCCATGTAGGAGACTTTTATCATGACATACTGTATGTCTGACATTCACGGCGAATATAGCCGTTATATTGCCATGCTGGAGCAGATTCAGTTTTCCGATGATGATACCATGTATATCATTGGAGATGTGATCGACCGCCTTCCCTTTGGCATTGACATTCTGAAAGACATTATGAGCCGGCCCAATATGGTTATGATCCGGGGAAATCATGAGCAGATGATGTTGGACACCTTCAGCTCTGGACTTGACCACGATGCCCGCAGGGCGTGGGCGAGCAACGGTGGACGGCATACATACAGGTTGATGTCCCGGGGAATGTCTCCAGAGGAGCGAGATAATATTCTTCAGTTTGTCCGGGAGCTTCCCGACCATCTGGATATTGAAGTCTCCGGCCGCAAATTCCATTTGGTCCATGGTCTGCCCGGTGACAATTTGCATGACCGGCTTTGGGGCCGGCCGGAGCCACCTCCGGAAGAGCCGCCCATTCCTGGTACCACCGTCATTGTGGGCCATACTTGCACCTATTACCTGAATGTGCTGGTAGAAGGGTACGATGAGAAGGCTCCCTTTGAGATCTTCTATGCTCCCGGTCTGATCGACATAGATTGCGGCTGTGGGAACCGGCTGCCGCAGGTCCGGCTTGCCTGCCTGCGGCTGGAGGACATGAAGGAATTTTATGTTTAAGGATAAGTAAATGAGTTTCTGGGCATGAAATATAGCTGTGGAGGTATAGCATCATGAAAGTAACCGTAAAGAAAGGCGAAGATGCCGAGGCTGCTGTACGTTTTTTGGATTATCTTATCAAGCAATATGAAAGTTATCCCATTCTGAAAACTGATATGACCATATATTTCTCCCTTGAAGATGCCCAACATCGACCTTGCCCCAAGAACTTCATGGATTGGACCTATGACTTCAAAGCTGCCACCGCCCGCCATGATGCAGAAACTGAGAAAAAACCGGCCCCTAAGATCTATTTGACTAAAGAGTTTGCCATCCAGGGATGGAAAAACTATATGACCTCCCAGTTGAACAAATACGAAAAAAACAAAGAGTATATGTCGAGAAGTGAACTTCAAAAAGCCGCAAAAAAACTTAGCGTGATTTCCACGTTAGATGCTATGCTCAAAGAGGAAAAAATCGTTTGGGGGGAAGAACAGAAACTCTCTGTATACCCTTTTTACATTAACTTCCATTTTTGTTGGACCGAAAAAGTAGACGGCGAGCAATGGTACTTTGTTCCTTATCCCGGTCTGAAAGGCACCGCATATGGACGTCTTAATTATGGTCCGACTCCTGGTATCTGAATGAAATAACAAGCGACAAGCGATAAAACAAGCAATAAATAAGTGCCGAAGTGCCGTCTTCCGTGAATCTCCACGGAGGGCGGCATTTTTTGCGTTTAGGAGGAATGACGATGGACCAAAATCGAGCCTGGATCATTGAGCAGCTGTTCAAGGCTGACACTGACCGACCCGATATAGTACAAAGTATTTTCGATATGGCCCGGCATGAAGTAAGCCGGGATATTGCTATCAGGGTGCGGAGCCTTGCCGCCGAGAAGGCAAAGGAACACTCCCTCTCCCCTCTTGGGAAAGAATTTATGAAAATCTATTGGGATGTTATGCTCTGGCTTGCCAGGAACAAACATCTGGATTCGTATATGCTTTATCTGGAGAAGAATCGACCTCCTGAAAAGCGCTTTTATCAGAACAGGCGTCAAATCATGCGCCCGGTGGTGGAAGCTATGCAGGATCTCATAGATGATAAGCTGGATGAGCTCTTTATCTCTATGCCTCCCCGGGTAGGCAAAACAGCCTTTTCTAACTTTCTTACTTCATTCATTGTGGGGTTAGAACCTGAGAGCACCAATCTTTACTGTTCCTGTAACGCCGGGGTTGCCGAAACCTTTTATAAAGGTGTGGTAGAAATCATCAATGACGATGCCACATATACCTTCAATGAGATATTCCCGGATGCGGTGGTAGCCGGCACAAACTCCAAGGAACATACGCTTGATATGGGCCGTGCGAAGAAATATCCCACGCTGCGCTGCGTGTCCATTGACCAGGAAATAAACGGGAAAGCCGATTGTAACAGGTTCCTTATTGGGGATGATCTCTGCTCCGGGATCGAAGAGGCCCTGAGCCCGGACCGGTTAGAGAAAAAATGGTCAGTTGTTCAAAACAACCTTATCCCCCGTCAAATCGGCCGGAATGGGAAGATTATCTGGATTGGTACCCGGTGGAGCCTTGCGGATCCAATCGGTAAACAGCGGGAAATTCTTGAAAACGAGCCCCAATTCAAGGACCGGAAATGGAAAGCTATTGACCTCCCGGCGCTGGATGAGAACGATGAATCGAATTTCGACTATCCCAACGGCGCCGGAATGACCACGGAACAGTATAGGCAGCGCCGAGCGGTTTTTGAGCGTGAAGGTGACCTTGCCAGCTGGGACGCTCAGTACCAATGTACCCCCATCGAACGGAACGGGCAGCTCTTCGATCCTTCCCTTATGCGCTTTTATAATGGCACCCTTCCGGATATCGAGGCCGATAGAATTTTTTCGTTTGTAGATGTGGCCTTCGGAGGGGGCGATTTCGTGGCAGCTCCGGTAGCATACCAATTTGGAGAGGATATCTATATTCATGATGTGGTGTACACAGATGCCGACAAGTATATCTCTCGCCCTATGGTGGTAAACCTTTTTCAGCGCAATTCTGTTGGATCTGCTCGTTTCGAGGGCACCAAAGCCACGGACGAATACCGGGAATGGGTGGATAACACCCTCCGAGACCGTGGGCACCGGTTGAATATTACCAGCAAAGCAGCATCCACCAGGAAGCGTAAAGAAGAGCGCATTTTTGAGAGAGCGCCGGAGATCCGGGACTTCTACTTTCGGGACACGGCCCATCGAAGTCCGGAGTATGCCGCTTTCATGCGCTGCCTAAATTCTTTCACAATGACCGGCCGCAACAAATTTGACGATGCGCCCGATAGTCTAGCCGGCTTGTGCGATATGATTCACCGTCACCAGCGCAGAGCCGTGGTTTTTGACCGTCCATTTTGATGTCTGAATGTTCCGTGAAACGGTATTGACCGTTCCGTTTTATCCTGATAAACTGGAACTAGGAGGGCGCCATCCCTCCTACCTAAGCGATTTGCGCATTGGGAGCTCCGACATCGCCCTGGCGCCGAGGCGGTCTTTAATATCGGCCATCCCCTTTTCCTTTCTCAGCTGTCAGCATTGAGGAGCTTGGCAGGAACGCACGAGATCCTAAAACGTGCAAATGCGGCTAGGGCCGCTTATTTTTTACCCTGAAGGGGTTGAAATGATGAAAACAGAAGCAATCAAAGTGCTTTGCCCTCTCTGCAGAGTGGCAGGGAGAAAGAAATGGATTGATTCTGTAAGTCCAGAAGCAAGAGGATCCATTTTCCCTCTATGCAAAGTACACGGAAATGTCCGGATTGATCTGGACAGCTATTCCGGGGAAAAAATCGAAATACATATTAGTGCCTGAGTGCCGCTGAACCTGTAAGAATTTCTTACAAGTTCGGCGGTGCTTTTCTTTATTCATAGAAAGGTGGTGAACCGATGCACCTGTTTGGCCGCAGACGGATTTACACCGATGCAGAAGAGATCAATCAATATAATATCGAAAAAGTGCTGAATGATGCTCTGGTTCACCACGAACAGAACGCCCGGGAGATCTCTTACCTTCGATGGTATGCCCGGGGCCGACAACCGATCCTGGAACGCCAGAAGAAAACCCGGAAGGATGTCTGCAATAATGTGGTAGAAAACATTGCCGCAGAAATCGTGGATTTCAAGATGGGCTTTTGCTTCGGCCAGCCGGTAAACACCATCAAAGCTGCCAGCGCAGATAAGGAAGCCGATATTACCAGCCTTATAGATATGTTCGTGGAACAATGTAAGGCAGATTGTGACCAGGATATCGGCCTTGACTTCTGTGTTGCCGGCATTGGGTATCGGGGCGTATTGCCAAACCTCCGGCACGGGGAGCTTGCCCCCTTCCGGCTCGTTCCCCTGAATCCTGAGACTACTTTCTGTGTCTTCAGGAACGATGTGTACCGGGATAAGGTCCTGGGAGTAAGCTATGTGAATCGCCTGGACAATACCAGACGATACACAGCTTACACTTCCACTCACCGGTACGAATTAGAAGCAGCCGGCCCGGGAGGCTTGGAGTTGGTCAATGTCAGTCCCAACGGCATTGGAGAGATCCCCATTATCGAATATACGGCCCCAGAGGGCTTTGGCTGCTTTGAGAAAGCCGTTCCGCTCATGAATGCGATAAATACTCTTGTTTCCAACAGGACGGATGATATCGCCCAGAGCGTCAGCAGCATCCTTTGGCTGCATAATGCTGAGATGTCCAAAGAGGATTTGGAGACTTTGGAAGAGCGCCTTGCAGTTATGACCAGAGATACCGGGGATGGGAGCTCTGTTCTTCTGAAATACCTTGAAAATCCTCTGGATCAGCAGACCACCCAGGCTTTGGTGGATGATATTTACGGCCATATTCTTGAAATATCGGGCGTACCAGGCCGTCAGAGCGCCGCTGAAGCCACTGGCAGCTCTACCGAGTTAGGTTCTGCCGGTTGGAGAAAAGCCCAGCATTCGGCCGAGAGAATGGTCTCAGCATGGAAGCGTGGGGAGCGTGATATGTTCCGGGTCATTTTGAGTATTTTTGATAGGAAGCAGCACATCGATCCGAAGCTGTCTGCTCTCAAAATTACAGACCTGGACACGCAATTTCTCCTGAGCAAAGCAAATAACCTCTTGGTAAAAACCCAGGGCTTGCAAAATCTCCTCGGCGCAGGGATTCACCCTCGCCTTGCGTATGAGATTTGCGATTTGTTTGCGGATCCTGAGAGCGTCTATCAAGAGTCTGAGGCCGGTGGGTATATAGAGCGTGCCTTGGCTCAGAAAAACCCGCAGCCAGAAACCGGGGATGTCTCAAATCAGCCCCAGGGCGAGGACAGATTGACCCAATCTGCAAAGAATAAGGGCTCTGTCCAAAAGCCGGAATGAGGTGAGCCATCATGACAGACGAAGAAAAAGCGACAAGCGCCTGGATCGAGAGAGAAGAAAGGCTCCTCCTCCGGGTCAAGCATTTTATAAACGAAGCAATTCAGAGCGTGGAACAGGCCGGATATGACACCATCGATGTCATTTTAGATCTTCTGGCCTCCACCCTGATATCTGAAACAGCGGAATTTCTGGAAGAGGAATACCGACAATCCTTTCAAGAAGGCGTGGATCTGGAGGAGCTGGAGCCAGATGAAGCCGCTGTAAGCGATTCAGTCCATGCCCAGGTTGACGGGCTCAGCTTTATTGACAGACTGCACCAATATGTCAATGATGCCGCTCCCCTCTCCCCTTCCATGGGCGAGCTGCTGGAGAGCGAAATAACCCGATTGGTGGCTACTGACGGCCACCGGGTACGAATTGACGCCAGGCAGCACGCCGGCGATTTTCTGGATGCGGTAGGCTTCACCGTGGAAAAAACCTGGTTATCCATGCACGATGAAAGAGTGAGGGACACGCATTTTCTTCTTCACGGTACCACAATCCCCATAGACGGATATTTTCATACCGTCAACGGCCGGAGCCAAGGTCCGGGCCTGTTCGGAATAGCCGAAGAGGATGTAAATTGCCGCTGTAGCCTATCCATTAGGAAGGTGATGTAATGTCCAATGTAGAAACCTATCTCAGCTATCTTGCCGGCACCTATGAAGGTGAGCTCCCGGAGCCTCGGCCAATACGCCAAGAGCTCTATCTTGCCGCATTGTGCGAGATTTACACGGGAGATCTTCCGGCACCGGTCACACACGCTGATTTTCTTTTACGGGAATTAGCGAAAAAAGGTGTAGGAGAAGATTTTGAGATAACAGATGCAAGGTATCTGTTTACTTCCGGGGCTCGTTTTGATGTAATGGATGTTTTATTTGAACACATTCCATATATCAAAAACGCCGCTAGTATGTTTCAGTATTGCGCTCCATCAATGTGTGGGGTTGATGATTTGTTCTCTGTATTGCCGGAGGACTTCATAGAAAAACTGAAACCAACTGAGATTACACAATCAATGTTTGCAAATGCAGGGTCATTGAAATCATTCCCGGATATTTCTTTTGATTCTGCGGTTACTATAAGCAGTATGTTTTCCGGGGCTTCCAGCCTTGAAACGGTCGGTAACATTTCCATGCCAGCAGCTCCCCCGAACAACGGATTACAGTATATGTTTCAAAGCTGTTCTAAACTCAAAACGGTTGGTGATATAACCGTTGGCAACAATGAATCCGTAGGATGCGCTTCAATGTTCAACGGCTGTTCCAATCTGGAGAATATCGGGGCCCTGAATTTCAAACCAAATTATGCGTACCAAATGTTTTACGGCTGTTCTTCCTTAAAAGAAGTGCCGAAAATGGACCTTTCTGAATGCACCTATATAAGTAATATGTTTCAAGGCTGCACCGGCTTAAACGGCACCGTAAATATAGGCAAGCATAATTCCACTAGGAACATATCGAATACTTTTGGGGGATGTAAGAACATAAAAGCCATCGAGGATTTTTATGTTTCATCTACTTCCTACGTGGCCGGTGGAACTACGTTCCCTGTCGGTTCTGCAACAGATATTGTTGCCCTAAAACGCCTGACAATCCATCCCGAGGCAACATATACCGGATTCACCTTCAATCTTTCTTTTTGCTCTTTTGAGCGCTCCGGAATGGTGGAGTTTTTTAATTCGCTGTTGGATATTACTGATAGCACCGCAAGCAGCTCTTATAAAACTATAACCATCACCGGCAACCCATGTGTTCTTGATGGATATAGCTTGTCAAAAAATACGGCATATTCAACCTACAAAACACACGAGGCTTTAATAGAATATGCCATCAAGCGATACAGGGGCTTTGATTGTCAAGGTGCCCCAATAAAATATTATTTGTCTGGCGGTAGCTCAAATAGTGCTGTTGAAGGTGTTTTCTCAGATATCACTACGGATATGTTTGACGCAGGGAATGTCTATGTACAGTTCCTTGCTGACACAATATCTGTTCCGGAAGATCAACGGCTCAGCGATAGCGATAAGCAAATCGCTATTGATAAAGGCTGGACCCTTAAAATCTAGTGCCCTAGTGCCATTCTGAACCGTTCGGAAATTCCGAACAGTTCAGGGTGGCATTTTTTCATATACGGAGAGAACCGTCATAAACACAGCGTTCCCGGATCGTAACCGGAGAATCCGCGGGGACCACCGCAGCAAAAAACGGAGGAAGAGAAATGAACCTGAAGACATTACTTGGAGAAGATTACAAAGACGGCCTGAGCATGGCCGAGATTGATACGCTCTTAGCCGGCAAGGATCTGATCGACCGTTCCCAGGCTGAGACAGATGCCAGCAACAAAATGGCTGCTCAAAAGCGCCTGTATGACAAAGCTCTGAAAGAGCTGGCAGCTGAGCGCCGTAAGAACACGGACGCCGGCGCCGAAAATGCAAACCTATTGGAGCGCATTGCCGCTCTGGAAGAAGCAGAGAGAGTATCTGCCCGGATAAGCAATATCGCCACGCACAAAGCATCTCTTATCGCCCAGGGATATTCTGAAGACCTGGCCAATTCCACGGCCGAAGCTCTGGTGGATGGGAATACAGCGGTGGTGCTGGCAAATCAGGGCAAGTTTTTGGAAGCAAAAACACAATCTTTGAAAGATGAACTTCTCAGGGGCACCCTTCCCCCAGCTGCGGGAGGCTCCGGTCCCGGTACCATCGACTATGCACGTGCAAAGGCTGACGCCATGCAAGCCGGTGATGATCTGGAGTACTTGCGCTTATGCCGAGTTGAAGCAGAGGGTATGCTTCATCCGTAAAAGCTACACATCATTATACACATACACACAGTAGGAGGTCATAGTTATGATCGAGAATCATATTGCATCGGGCCAACCCATATTGTATGCCGGTCCTCTCTTGTTCCGCTCCGGCCGTACCGACACGCCTTTCTCCTCCATGGTTGGAGGGCGCAGAAGATCTACGAATAGTGAGATCTTCATAATTGGCCAAACAGCACCAGCACCACGCCCAACAGATAGCGTGGTATCTGAAGCCGGTTCCCTTCTTGCCCCTGGATTCACGCCAAAGGGCAGAGCGCAAACAACAAATGTTACCGAGATTCATACAAAATCCATCGGTATCACGAATTACTCTACAGGTAACCGTGGAATGCTGAGCGGTCCGAATTTGGCTGGCCAAACCGGAAATCCTGCAAGCGAGCTGGATTATCAAACCCGTGAAGTGTTCCTGGAGCTGGCTCAGGACTTGGAATACAACTTCATCAATGGATCCTACCAATACCGCAACGGAGATAACACCATCCCGAACAAAACTCGTGGTATTGTAGAAGCCATTACAACAAATGTCATGGACCTTAAAGGCAATGAATTGTCCTGGAACCATCTCAACGAAATGCTGATCTCCATTGCTGACAATGGCGGCAGCACTTATGGCTTGGTGCTTGGCTGCAACACCGTAACAGCTACGCAGCTTGCGGTAGAAGCCAAGAGTGAGCGATTCGAAGTCATTACCGGCGTGGATTCCATCAACGGCATTGCCGTGACAGATATCCGCACGATTAAAGGGGTCATTCGCCTTGTAGAGCTCCGCTATTTGCCGGAGGGAACAGCGCTGATCCTGAATATCGGTGCCATCGGGCTTGTAGAGCAGCCTGACAATCACGGCAACTGGTATATGCTGCCGCTTGGCAAAGTCGGCGGTGGAGAGCGCTGGCACATCCAGGGTGCCGTTGGCCTTGACCACGGCATTGAAGAAATGCACGGAAAAATCACCGGCATTGCGACTGGCTATACTCCGTTCAAAGGCTCCAAGGTATTCATTGCGAATAACCCGGTACCGACAACTGAAGTTGTCCCTTCCCTCTCCGGAGCGAGCCTTGCTTCAGCTCAGGTTGGTGTAGCGACTGACGCTCTGACTGTTGATTACGCAGGAGTCCCTACTTCTGATCCTACATTGACATATCAATGGCAAGTAGGTAAATCAACAATCGGTATCTTCAATGACATTGAGGGAGCTACAGAAGCCACATACACACCGACTGAAGAACAGGAAGGTATGTATATCCGCTGTGAAATCACGGCATCCGGAACAGCTGAGGGCTCTGTCAAGAGTAATAGCCGCAAGGTCGCAGCTGCGGAATAAGGGAGTGAAAAAGGATGTCCCAATTGGATATGATGAAGCTCTGGCTGCCTGATATGGCAGACCAGACCTCCCTTCTGGAGTCCGCTTTGGAGCGTGCCAAGCTGGGCATCCTGGAGCTCCGCTTCCCTTTTGGGTACCCGGAAGGGCAGGAATTGGAGCCCCAATATCTCGGCCTTCAGGTGGAATGGGCAATTGAGCTCATAACCAAAATGGGCATGGAGGGTGAAACCACACACACGGAGCAGGGTACGACTCGTACCTTTGAATCTGCCGGCATTTCCAAAAGCCTTATGCGCCGTGTGGTGCCCATGGCCGTAACGGTCGGAGGGGATTCGGAATGAGAGACTGCTTCCGAAACCAGCGTGCTTTTTGGTATTCCCTTTACCTCCGAAAAGACCCTGTTTATAAAGAGGGTCTTGCGGATCCGTCCGGCAATCCCATCGAAACCGGGCAATATCAAGAGGTCTATTCGGAGCCTGTTTCCATCCGGGCACATATCACGGCTGCGACCGGACCCTCTGATATAGAGGCTTTCGGCTCTTCAGTCCAGTATGACCGTGTAATTTGCACCGTAAATCGGTTGGGTTTAACAGAGCAATCCCGGCTCTGGATCGAACGCTCCCCAGCTGATGGAGGGCCAGATTACCGGGTAATTCGAGTGGCAGAAGGGTTGAATCAGAATCTCTATGCCATTGAAAGGATTGTTTGATATGCCCCGCATACATTTCCGGCTATCCGTTTCGGATCTTAACCGGGCTATCAAGGAATTGGGAGACCGCAAAAAATGGTACCAGGCAAAGTGTGATGAAGTGGCTCTCCGGCTGGCACAAATCGGGGTACATCTTGCCCGGCTGAAGATAGCGGAATATGACGCCATCGACACCGGCAAGCTGATCTCCAGCGTAACCGCTCCCCAGCAAGTCCGGCCGGGAGTCTATCGTTTCACTTGTTATGCCGACAATGGCCATGGCCATAACTATGCAATCGATGTCGAATACGGTACCGGCATCATCGGAAACGACCATCCCCATCCCAATGCTGATGCTTCCCGGTATGCCCGGGGAGAGAAGATCTTTCAGCGTGAGGATGGAGAGATTGGTTGGTTTTATCCGAAGAACGGCAAGAGATATTGGACTCAGGGCCAGCCGGCCCGGCCGTTCTGGCATGACACCGCCCAGGAATTACCGCTATATATCCGGGCAGCTATCAATCAAGCATTTGGGTGGGATTAACTATGCAGGATTACGAAGCATATCTATTTACAGGCGTCAAACGTGCTGTAGGCTGTGAGTGTGGGACAATCGAAAGCGATTCGCCCCCTACCCTCCCCTACGTCGCCTTTGAGATGCTAAGTAACCCTGTTGCTGTGAAGTACCTGGACAGTTCCCCACTGCCGTCCCTGTACGCTCCCAGCTTCCGGGTAACTGCATACACCCAAGGCAACGATAAGGAAGCTGCCAAAGCGCTCCTGGCGTCTGCTGATACCTTCCTAGCGTCTGTGGGGCTCATACGTACCTTTGGCCCCCAGCGTGTGACATCGAGCAATAGCAACATCTTAAAGATGCTGTCACTCTATGACGGCAACCTGATTAGCACTACCGGAAAAGTCTATACGGAATAGTGCCATAGTGCCACCTCGTTTTCGGGGTGGCATTTTATTTTACTTTTGGGAGTGATGAGAATGGCTGCAACAGATATCAATGCTATTGCCATGCTGACAAATAAGACTTTCCTTCTTCACGGTACCGCTGATGAAGGCGGCGAAATGACATTTACAAAATTCGTGGACATTACCAAGTACCCGCAGCTGGGCGGGGAACCGGAGCAAGTAGAGGTAACCACCCTTTCCGACACGAAAAAGCGCTACATTTCCGGTCTGGAGGACACGCAGAAGATGGAATTCGGCGCCAACTATACGGTTGCTGCCTACAAGAAGGTTTATGACCTTCAGATTGCCGGCACGGTGGAAAAATGGCGCCTGGCTTTCGGTGACGAAGAGGGCTCAGATGGCCTTTGGGAATGGGAAGGCCGTATCAATGCCTTTATCTCTGAAGGTGAATCCGGCGCCGCACGTGCATTTACCTTCACCATTTCCGATGAGGGCGAAGAGCCATTGCGCCTTGTAGATCCAACGGAGGGAGCTTAATCCATGAGCAAAATTAAAATCAATCAGAAAACCTATGATGTTCCGGATCTGACCTTTCGCCATCTACCTATGATGGAGAAATCCGGTCTTTCCGTATTCCAGCTCGCCGGTGGAGATTACCTATTCACCACGGCGCAAGTATTCACCAGCATTGTTGTTGGCTGCAATTTGGACGAAGCAGACCGACTCCTGGAACAGCACATTTTGGGCGGTGGAGAGTTTGCTTCCATCTTCTCTGCTTTCAGAAAAGCCTTGGAAGATTCCGCTTTTTTTACAAAGCTCCTGGAGAGTCTGAGCCAGACGGAGGAACAGAAGTAAGCACCTTTACGGAGCTGATCTTCTCTTCCTTTCTGCCCCAGGCGCTTGCCCTTTCCGTTCCATATGAAACTTTTTGGGACCTGAATCCACGGACGCTTCAGCCGTTCGTGGATGCCTACCAAATGAAGCTGAAGCATGAACTGGAGGCAGAGCGCACCAAAATAGATCTCCTGGCATGGCAAATCGGGGTTTACACCCGTCATGCCGTAGGAAGTCTATTCGATTCCCGGACGAAATATCCGGCCGAACCGCTGACGATCACAGCCGACCGGGAGCGAAATATGACCGGTGCGGACCACGCTGCGAGGTTTGCTGCCTGGGCAGCGCAGCACGCAGCTGGGCGAAAAGCTACACATAAACATCAATATACACACAAAAGCAGAGGTGAAGGCCATGAATCCAAATGAAACGCTGGAAATGCAAGTCGTTTCGGATGCTGACGAAGCCCTGCGAGAGCTGGATGAGCTGAAGAACAAGCTGGAAGCGGTCAAAAAAGCCCTGGGCACCGGGGATAAAAATGCGGCTATGTCCAGCTCTATCAAGGAAAGTTTGCGCCTTCTGAGGCAATCGGAAGCACAAGTCAACCGGCTCCAACAGAAATTAAAGGGTGCAATGTCTGTAAAGGCAGACTCTTCCTCCGTGAAACGCCTTAGCGGAGAGCTGGAGGAAGCCACCCGGCAGCTCCGGGCCTACATGGATATCGCAGCCGATAAGGTGGACGCTGCCAACATCACCGGCAAGGACATTCCTGCCCCTACCGTAACAGATCCACCGGAATTCACTATTGAGCCAGCGGAAGCGGAAGAAATTGTGGTGCCGGTGACCTATGAAGAGTCAGAGGATTTTGAGCCGGCAGAATTGCCGAGGGTTGCCCCGGAAGTGGACCTGGATAAAGTCCGGGCCGACAACGAACGGGCAGCAGCAGAAATCCAAAAAATATGGGACGGCGAGCAAGTGGACATTCGGATCCACACCACCGCTGACCTTTCAGAAGCACAAAAAGAGGTTGCCCGGCTGGAGAAGGCTATCACCCGGAACAAAAACAATATCATCAAGTACCAGGTTTCCGGTGATACAAAAGCCCTCGCCCGGGAAGAGCGCAAGTTAGCAGCCAACCGGGCCGCTCTGGCGCAATTCGAGGCAGCCGTGCAATCTGCTGACGGTGCCTGGGACAGATTTGCTTCCGGCCAGACAAAGATAGAAAGTGTGGAGGAGCTGCGTAAGGCTGAGAAGTATGCCGCAGCATTGCAGAAAGAGATAGACAGGCTCCATGCGGCCATGCAGCGCTCCATAGCAACCGGGGATGTTCCCGGTTATGAGAAGAATAAGGCGAAGCTGGATGCCGCTCAGACGGCCCATGTGGAGCTTACCCGGGCAATCTATGGGCCTTCCGAAACAGACCTGGCCAAGATTAAGGAAGCAAAAGCAGAACTGAAAGAGATTGGGAAAGAGCTTAAAAAGCTGGAACAGGCAGCCGTTGTCTGGAAGATGCTTTTCGGCAAACAGCAGATGAAATTGACCGGCTCCGATGAACCGGAGCGGATCAATGCAGAAATGGATGCTCTGACAGCGAGAGCAACCGAGCTTCAATCTGAAATATCCGGGCTTTCCGTAGGAATGGATGTAGGCAAACTCCACCAGCAGAAAGAGGATATGGAACAGCTGGAGTCCGTTCAAAAGAGAATTGCCGCTCTCCAGGGGAAAATATCTTCCGCTCAGACCACCGGAAAGACCGCAGACCGGAGCTCCAGCGTCCGGAAAATGCAGATGGATCTAACAGCTGCGCAGAAAGAAGCGGTGAAGCTCCAACGGTCATTGGGGCAAATCGGTGGACTGAAAGCAATCGCTCAGAATGCCAAACTGACGGCCAAAGGATTGCTTCAGGCGAAGTATAACGCTGTCATGCTGGATAAAGAAGCGAAAAAAGCGAACCGGAGCTTTGTAAGCATAACCCGGGTGCTTTCGCTCATGGCCGTGAGGATGGCCGTCCGCTCCATCATCCGACTGACCAAAGAGGGCATTCAGAACCTCGCCCAGTATGATTCGGCCTTCAACTCTTCGATGTCCAGGATGAAAAGTAGCGTCACGCAGCTGAAAAACTCCTTTGCAACACTGCTGGCACCGATCATCAATGCTGTGACTCCATTGGTAGAGGCTTTGCTTGGCAAGCTCTCCAGCGTGATTACGCAGCTGACCCTTCAGCTGGGAGCGCTATTCGGGCAGACACAAACCACCGTTGCGGTGTATCAAGCCGAGGATTACGCAAAATCCCTGGGCACCGCTGCGAGCAACGCCAAACAGCTGAAGAAAAACCTTGCCGGCTTTGACCGTTTTAACCTCTTAGGCCAGCAGGACACAGACGATGGAACAGCGGATCCCTTGCTTTCCTTCAAGACCGTGGACACTTCCGAACAGGCAGCTTCCTTCGAACCGCTCCGGAATGCTGCGAGCCGGGTTGCGAAGGCTCTGGGAAATATTTTTTCCGGTGTCCGTGACATTCTGGAAAACCTCTTGGGCGTTCCGGAGGGTGAATCTCTTCTCACATGGTTAGTTGACCGTCTGAATGACCTGGCAACCTGGCTGGAAGAGAACGAGGAGCTGGTGTCCATGCTGGTTACCGGCATTCTTGGCTTAATGGTGCTGAATAAGATTGTCAATATCTTTATGGGTTTTAGCGGCACCATATCAGCCCTGAGTGCTGCCTTTAGCGCTCTCCTCTCCCCTGTTGGCCTTGTCATTGCGGCTCTTGTGGCAGCATTGGCCTTGACCGGGAATTTCGGTGAATTCATAGAGCAGCTGAAGGTTATCTTCGGAGGGCTCATCGACTTTGTAGCCGGGATTTTCACCAACGACTGGGACCGAGCCTGGAAGGGCATTTTGAACATCGGAATTGGACTCATTAACGGCTGCGTTGTTTTGGTGGAAAGCCTTGTGAATTTGATTATCAAATTGATCAATTTCCTTCTGGCGCCAATTGCTGACATTATAGCCGACTGCGCCGATCTCCTGGGTCTGAGCGTAAACCGAAACGGATTCCTGGAGATTCCGGAAGTAGACTTTTCCATGGATCTTCTTCCTACGCTGGCCACCGGGGGGCTCGTTCCGAACACCGGGCAGCTATTCATTGCGAATGAATCCGGTCCGGAGCTTGTCGGAAGCATGGGAAATAAAAGCGCCGTTCTGAATCAGGATGGCATTGTACAAGCTGTTTCCCAGGGCGTGGCCGAAGCCGTCCGCTCTGTCATGGGCACCGGTGCCACCGGCAGCAATCAGCCGATCCAGCTTAGCGTGGAGCTGAACGGGGAGCCAATCTATAAAGATGTGGTTCGCCGGCATAACAACGAAACACGGCTCAGGGGCCGGTCACCCCTGACCGTCTAGGAGGCATTTTCAATGGCAGAGGAAATCATTGAGATAGATGGAGTGGCCTTTGCCCTCCAGAGTTACAGCTTTCAGATCTCCGACTTGGACGATGCCAACGGCACCTATCGAAGTGAAGGAACAGGGCTGGCTTGCCGGGATAGGGTGGCAACAAAGGTCACCATCGGCGCCGGCCCTGCCCCTCTGACCGGAGATAAGCTGAAATCCTTCCTTGCTTCCATGCAAAAGGATTTTTTTGAAATCAAGTACATAGACCCCCGGGAGGATGATTGGGTAACCAGCACCTTCTATTGTGGGGACCGAAAGATAAATATGCTCCGGATCTACCGGGACGGCACCCGACTTTGGGAAATCGATCCCGTAGAGCTTGTTGAGCAATAGGAGGAGTGCCAATGCAGAATGTAAGCGGTGATTTCCAAAGCGCTGTATCGGCACAATGCAGAAGAATTAACCATAGCCGGGTAACCATCGGAAGTACCGTGCTCACCGGTGAACATATCCGCAGCGTTTCCATTACGGAAGCGGTCAACGAAGGCGAGGTCATGAAGCCCGGGTGCGCTTGTTCTGCCCAGGCAAATGTGAAGATCAAATATCAAAGCGGTGTAGGTTATGCCGGGCAGCAAATGACCATCGAAAGAGGGATAGAGCTGGAGGACGGGAGCATTGAATATGTGCTCATGGGTACCTTCTGGATCACCGACCCTTCCAGCTCCGATGATTATAAAACGGTGGATATCGTTGCCCAGGATGCCATGGTGAAGCTGGGCGGTGCTTATGAATGCAAGCTCTCCTTCCCTACTACGGTTTCGGCCATGATTCAGGATGTGGTGAGCAAGGCCGGTTTGACCCTGGCAACATCCACGGGCAGCTTCCCGGATATCACCATTGAGGAAAAACCGGAGGGCTACAGTCTCCGAGAAATCCTTGGCTACTTAGCCGGGATGTGCGGGAAGTATGCCAAAGCAACGAGGGACGGGAAAATAGCCATCGAATGGTACCGATCCATCGGGAAGGGTATTCAGACAGAGCAGATTGTCATGGGCGGTTTTAAGCGCCTGAATGACTCCCCTATCCGCTCCCGATTTTCCGTGTACACCGACTTAGGGGAAACTCTGGTTTCCACGGCTCCTCCGTCTGACCCGGACAATCCGGATGCGGAAGATCCAGCCGATACAGACACAAACACGGATTCTGAGTTTTCCTATCTTCAGGATCCCAGAGAAATTACGGGGCTCAATAAATGGGCAATCATTTCTGACTTGATGGTTTGCTTTTCAGATGATGTGACGGTCACCCTGGATGGTACAACGGTCACGGCCACCGCTTCTCAAATTTACCTTTCAAACAATAGTCGGGCCGACCATATCTATCCTGTCGGCTGGGGAGGATTTGAATACCTTGACTCATCTGCGGAATTTGAGATTTCAGATCTGTACGCAGCGAACTTTTATAAAAGGACTGAGGACGGTACGGAGATATTCAGCTATACGCTCGGAGCGGTCTACATAGGAGATAATTTTGGTGTCCCATCTTCGGGGGAGGCCGTGAACCCGTCCACACGGTACAGCTGGGATGTCGGCAAGTACTTTACCCAGTGTCCGTTTTGTTCTTTCGACCCAACGGATGAGAGCGCCTATTATGACGATACCCTTGTTTACTGTCCGCTCAATATGGCAGCACTCCCGAAAAACTGGGTGCTTTATTATAGCCCGAGCGACTGGACATCCAACGTGGAGCTGCTGGACGGTACGGCCAAATTGGTGCAGGGATATTTTACTTTGCTCTATGCTGATGAGTTCTGGTTTACAAGCGGGATCAACGACCCGGACAACGACCATATGACCTTCACGCTTCACTCTTCATTCCCTCGCTATTGGTTCCGAATGGGCTTCCCGAATGATGAATCTGATTCGAAGGAATGGATGTGGAAGTTTTACAAGTATGACCCATCGGCAAATACCTACACGGATTCGGACAATTACCGGGTCCCTCTTTGGCCGAATGACCCTGTTAGGCTTCAGGCATATATCCGGGGAGATAATGCCGGCTTCCTGTTTTATACCCATGTCATGGCTTCATCCTGTGACATCTATAACACGCCATTTTACCCGTCTGACATTCAGGTGCAGCTTGGCTATTTGCCTTATGGCTCTCATCTTGTTTTCCCGAAATCATACGAAGAGAACCTTCACAGCTGCAACAATCAGGTTATTCCAGACACTCCTTCTACGACTGACCCAGAGGGAAATGAAATCAAATATGACAGCGGCGCCACGGATTACACCAATCCGCTTATCACAGCGGATATGCTCAACACCATTCAATCCAATATGCCGGTCACAGAGTATATGCCCTGCAATGTTCAATGGAGGGGCAACCCGGCATTTGAAGCAGGGGATGTGGTGACGCTCACAGACCGATATGGAACCGTGTGGAGCGTGCCGATCATGAAGCAAACTTTTGACTTCAAGGGCGGTCTGAGTGCCACCATCAATGCTCCCGGGTTGACAGAGGAAGCGGCGAAATTCAGCGCTTCATCCTCTATGGACCGTTCCGTGCGCCGTGTCCGTGCGGACCTGAAAAGACAGAAAGCAACGAGCTAGGAGGTGGAGTCATGCCGGAGAAATTAGTGACGGAAGAGGTCTGCGCCTTGCGAGTGAAAGCCTTTGACGAGCGTTTTCAACGAGACAAAGAGCGCTTGGAAAAAATCGAAACGCTCACTCAGGAGGTCAGTAAATGCAACATCCAACTGACCGAAATTATCCGGAGCCAGGGTGAAACCATCCGGGATCATGAGGAGCGATTACATGAAATCGAACGCCGGCCGAGACTGTGGTGGGACAACATCACGGCTGCCATCGTGGCTGCCAGCGTGTCGGCATTCATATCTTTTTTGCTTTGAGTTCTACACATACACATCACTATACACACAATGGAGGTGCGGTCAATGATTACCATTGACGATGTTTTATATGTGCTACTCACTGTCGCTCTGCCTTTGGTATTGCGATATGCTTTTCAATTTATCTCGCTGAAGGTTGCTGATGCAAACCACGCAGCTGCTCTCGATGCTGTTTTCAACTCTGTTGAATTCGTGAATCAGACCTTTGTAAAGGCTCTGAAGCGAGAAGGAAATTTCGATGATGAAGCAAAGCAAATCGCTTTTGAAAAAGCGAAATCGGCAGCGCTGGAGGTCATGGAAGCAAGTACGAAAAGGTGGCTCACAAAAACTTTTTCAGACCTTGATTCATGGCTCACAATTCAAATTGAGAGTGCCGTAAAAAACTCTAAAGGAGTTGAATCACAATGACTGAACAGCAACTTCGAAAGCAAGTTGTAGCCATTGCACAAGGCTGGATCGGCTGCAAAGAGAGTGACGGCAGCCACAAAAAAATTATTGATCTCTACAATTCACACAAGCCGCTCGCTCGTGGTTACAAGGTAAAATACTCCGATGCGTGGTGTGCAACGACTGTCTCAGCGGTCTTCATCAAGGCCGGACTGACAGACATTGCACCGACTGAATGCAGCTGCGCAAAGATGATTGAGCTCTATAAAAAAATTGGTCGATGGAAAGAATCAGACTCTTACAAACCATCGGCCGGAGATCTTGTCATGTACGATTGGGACGATGATGGGAAGGGTGACAACACCGGACATCCGGAACACGTTGGCCTTGTTGTAAGTGTTGCGAACGGAAATATTTTGGTCATTGAGGGAAACAAAAACAACTCTGTTGGCTATCGCAACTTGAATGTGAACGGCAAGTACATCAGAGGTTTTTGTCTGCCAAAATATACCAGCAAAGCATCCGAAGAGGCTCCGAAAAAATCTTCTTCAGCTGTTGCGCCGGCACGCAGCAAGGACAAATCGGTAAGGTCTGCGGTGGTGTTCAAGGTGACTGCAAGTGCCTTGAATGTTCGCTCTTCAGCGTCCAGTACATCATCAAAAAACATTTTGAAAACTATTCCGAAAGGTACCAATGTGGTGTGGTACGGGTACTACACCGACTCCTGGTACCTGGTGCAACTGCCGGATAAACATACGGGCTACGTGCATAAAAATTACATTGCGAAGGCATGACAAAAAGGCTGCGAATTTTTTTCGCAGCCTTTTCATCTGTCTGTCATTCTCATAACCAATGTTCGGAATGCTTCGACTTCAACCGCTTCCAACTTCCGGATCGCTGAGTACAGCGCTCTTGCGTCCGGATGATCGTAAATGTCTTGAGCGATTTTCAAAATTTCAGAATTGAGATTCGACTCTCCATCAAGCGACTGTCCATCGGATGTGAGGTCGATTTGTGACACGCCTAAGATCTCGCTTAGCCTTCTCATCTTCTCTGGTCGTGGGTATGCTTTGCAGCTCAGGTAGTCGCTAAAGGTACCACGACTTACTCCTAGCTTCTCTGCTACCTGAGCCTGATTCATGTAGCTTTTGGCCACAAGATGTTTCAGGTTTTGGGCAAAGATTTCTCTTTCTGTCACCGGGGCTTCCTCTATTCTCTTTTTGTAAAAAGTTTACCCTTCACTCTGCTAAACTGTCAACAACCAGAGATTACCGAACAAACGAACTAAAAACCGACCGCAAAGCGGGCGCCATCATCGCCATAGGCGATACAGGGTGTGGGGAGACCCCACGTAGCCGACAGTTGGCCAATTTGGCCAATCTGTCTTTGCTTGCTACGTTAAGATTGGCCTTGACAATCTCGGAAAATCTTGGTATATTATAAGCGTAAAAGTGTACGAAAATTCTGAACGTTATTAACAAGTGCGAAGTGCAACGGAGCGAACAGCTGGAGGTGTGGCGTTATGGCAAAAGCAAAATATGATTATATAAAGCTGCGTGTAGACGAGGCCGAGCGTGCCATGCTGGAAGGCATGGTAAAGGCCGGCCAGGCGCCCACGCTATCAGACGCCGCCCGGAAGCTGGCTTTCGCTGAGAAAGCAAATTTTGATCTCGCTGAGTCCGTGACTCAGTACCTTCAAGAAATTGCGCAGATCCATTTGGAGATGCGCCCGCTGATTTTTAATCAGCTGGAAAACCGTGCGCTTTTGGAAAACGACTTAATGCAACTGGAGCGGCAGGTTGCTGAACTTGCGAAGAGCGCTGCCAAGCTGTCTAAAGCAGTGAGGAAGGGGCTGTAGCTATGGCCGTCCTGAGAAACCCTATTGCCGTCCGGGGAACACCGAACGAATGTATTAGATACATTCAGAACAGCCAGAAGGCTGTGGCGTCCAGTCAGACCATGAATGTCATGGCATATATGCAAAGTCATTGCATAGAAGATATTGAATCCGTGGGTTACAACGGATGCTCCGGCATTCGCTCCGTAGCGAATGAGCAGTTCCTTATGGCCCAAGCGTTGTACAGAAAAAGCCATAAGGAATACCAGGAGCAGACAGTCATAAGGTCTGTTGCGCAGCACCTTGAAGCCTTTGACTTGAAGTGGCTGCCGGACAAAATCAAGACCATCCCCCCAGAAGATGCGGACAGCATGATGCCGTTGCAAACAGCTCTCGAAGTGTGGAACAACAAAGAGAGCTCGGTCGAACAAATGGCCGAAGCATACCGGGTGATGTCTGCATATAAAATCGTCTCCAAAAAATCGGAAATCGATGCGCACCATTTTGTCCTGTCGTTCCATCCGGAGGATAATCCCTCGGCCGCCAAGGTACAATCGGTCGTTGACCAATTCATGGCGCATCCATATTTCGAAGGATTCCCGGCCTTGTCAAACATTCATTTTGACCGGCCGCACAAACACGCACACGTGCTTTGCTCGAACTACCATTCTTCCGGCACCCGTAAACTTTCTATCAAGGGAGCGAAGGTTGCTGAGCTGAAGCGCCACCTGGACCGCATCTGCTATGAGCACGGTCTGTCCATCATTGACAGCCGAGAGATGCGGAAGGATCCCGAGTACTCCAAGTGGCTTGATGGAGTCATTGCAGAAGGCAAAGTAAAAGTCCGCAAGCCCGTGGAGTTCGAAGAGGAAGAAGATAAGCTCAGAAGAAAGCAAGCGCAAGCTAAGAGAATCAGCCGGAAGAAAAAAGGAAATCAAAATTATAAAGCGCATCATGCGAGCCAGGTTGCCGAGAGATCGGCAACGCTCGATGCCACCCCGAACATTCATCCGGCCGTGAGAGAAGATCTGAAGGACTTTGCAAGAAATGATCTTTTCGTTGGTGACGGACAGTATATCAAAGCCACAATGCAATCTCGCCTCCCCCATGAGCTCCGGCAGCTCCCGGAAATCGAACGGAGGAAGCGAACAGCAGAAGCGGAAGCAGCTGCCCGGCGCAAGCGAGCCCAGGAAGAAGAACAGTGGCGCCGGGTTTACTGTGTACGAGTTTATATCTATGACCGGAGCTATCACCGGTACCGGCAACGGAGTCTCATTGAATTGCTCTTTGAGCTTGCGAAAGTCATTCTCACAAACGAGAGCCAGTTCTTTGAAAAGAACTATCCGGTCCAGTATGATAACTTTGTATTGAACAGCCCGACCAACTGGAAGATCCAAAATATGATCGACTCCATTTCCACCACGCAACGGCTGAACGTAAGAACACCGGCAGAGCTGGACCGCCGTGTGGAAGAGATTGGTGCAGCCATTGGTGAAAAGCAAAAAGCCGTCAATTACGACAAGCGCACGATGGAGCGTGGCCGTTTGCTTTACAATGCTATCATGACCTGGCGAGATGAATCCCAGCCAGAGGAAGCCCGGAAGGCCGCCTATGCTATCCTTGCCCGGAACAAATGCACCACCGATGATAAGATGGATAAGTTTGTGGGAAAGTACGAAGCTGCGTGCCACCGCATTCCTCGAAACGAGGAACAGCTTCAGGAACTCCGCAAGGAATACCGTGCCGCCAAGAAAGCGCAGGGCTCTTTGCTGGCCGCAAATGCTCAGTGCCAGGATTATTCTGTAGCTATCAGACAAGCTATGGAAATGACACCAGAGGATGCCGCAAAGAGAAAGCGAGACCTGACCACGATTATTGCCGGCGCTGATAAAAAGACGGCAGCTCCCCAAATCACTGCCCCGAGAAATACGGTGGCAGAAGAAGCCGAGAAGGCCGCCCAGGCACTCGAAGAGAAACTTCCCGTGGAAGTGTTCCACGAGGCGCTGCCTGTTGAAGAACAGCAGCAGTACATCGTCTGGGTGCGGGGGCTCCGGGCCCAAAACAACCGACAAGCGGAAATTACCACCGCTCAGGCTGAAAGGGTTTTGTCTGATACGCTCCGGAGCCGTGGCCAACGCTACGACCGGAACGAGTTCCAGGATCTTAATTATCTCATTCAGCAGACCGCTCAGTTGGAAGCGAGCCTCCGAACGGAGGGAAGCAAGCTGGATCGAATTTTGGAGCGCTGGGAGAAAAGCACAGACCCCTCCCTCCCCGATGCCGAATGGAAACAACACCGCAGCTACATCGAATGGTGCGGACTTGACCCGGATAATTCTCTGGATCTGTCCAACCTTCAGGCAGAACGTGAGCTCGTTGACCTTCAGCTCCAACAGGCCATTGCCATGCGGGAAGCCCTGCTTCATACTGCGGATCAGTGGAGAGGCCATAACAACCTTGACCGTGCCGAAAACAATCTGGCCTGGACAAAGCAGCGTGAACAGGAGCTCAAACAGCAGCTTCACGATATCCGGGAAAGCCGGCACAAACTCTGGGAAATTGCCAGCAATTGTGAAAAGGCTGCCCGGCGCCGGATCTTTGCCGGTCCCCAGTGGCAGAAGGTCACTCATTACCGCAGCCTGTGGTACGACAAGGTCCGTCAGCAACAGGAGATCGAAAAGAAACTGGAGGAAATCAAGCGCAAAAAGAAAGACGCCAAGCGAGAGGTGCGGGAAGCACGCAAGGAAGCAAGGCGTCTGGAAAAAGGCGATACCGAACACGGAAGCACGGATGCTCCCAACGGCGGTACCCGCTGAGTGTTTATTGTCATGATAAACATACACATACACATAAACACAATGGAGGGATAGCCCATGGAAACGAAATACTATAAAGTTTGCCGGGTCAAGTGCCTCCGGTGTGGTGATGTTCTGGAAACGGTCAATCAGACCAAGCAGAGCTCCGGCCGCCTGATGCTGTGCAGCTGCAAGAAGGTGGGCCTTGACCCTTCCGCATTTATGTTTCGGATCCTCGGTAACGAAGAGGATTACGAAGATCTGTCCGAGGAGTGGCCGGCAGAGCCGGCCCCCCATCAACCCCTGGAGGACCGGTTGACCGCCTTCTATGACAAGCCGATAGAAGAAATCGGCCGCATCGAAGGTGACCGGGAATACGACTGGGGTACTTCCGGAAAAAGTCTGTATGAAATAGCCCGGCAAATACCACCCAGCGCCGCTATGCGGATGGTCCAGCAAGCCGAATCTGACGAGGAGCGGCAATTCTGGGCTTACATTTGCGAGATGAATCTTCAGCGAGCCCAACAGGAAGCCATTAAGAACAACTTGTTTTGACAACGGAGGTAACGAATATGAAAAACGGTTTTTATGAGATGCAAGAATCTTTCAGCAGCAACATGGCAGCTTTCATGGAAAAGCTGGATAACATCGAAGCAGAGCTTCCCCTTACGCCTGTTTCCATCGGCAGCTTCTTCCAGGGCGGTTTCCACGGCCATCTTGCCCTCCGTCTGGCAGATACCCACGGGCTGGATGTTTGTGCCATGCACGATGGCGAAGATCTTCTCCATGTGTTCAATACCTTCCGTTCTCCCTCCGGACAGCTCTGCTATCTGGATGCCCGGGGCGTGACGGATGATGCTGACCTGTTCCTGGCTCCCTTTGATGGAGATGTTTCCATGCTTTCCGGTCCCTACACTCGGAAGGAAACGGAGCAGATGATACGAGATAGCGGCTGGGCTGTCTTTGAAGAAGATGCTATTTCTAATTCCATGGTGGATTGGATCCTTTCCTCCTACTCTGAGAATTTTGCGCCGGCGCTCCAGGCCAAAGAGGTAAAACCTTCTTTGGCTGCTCAGATCGCCAACGCAGCTTCCAAGGCTCCCGTTTCCCCGCTTCCCGGAAAATCGAACGAAAGGGAGTTTTCCAAATGACCACTTTTAGAGAGTTTCTTGCCGAACAATTGCAGGACCCCGAATTGCGCAAATGGTGGGAGGGTCGTAACGAGCTGCTTGTTCGACAAGTAAACGCTACTATGACGCTTTCCGATATGCCCCTTGATGAAATGGACAAAATGCGGATCCGTTTTGCTGCGGAGCACCCGGAACTGATTGACGCTATGCTGGACGAACTGATCCGGGAGCATACCGTGGACACGCAGCTCTTCGATGCTGCCATGGCCGAGCACCAAGCCAATCCCAAGACTTTCACCATGGAGGAAGTCGGGAGGATGCTGTCCGGCGAAGAATCGCCGGATGAATGAAAAAACGAGGGGTAATAGACAGGAAGGGTGGGCACCGCCCAGGAGGCCCTGAGAGGCCCAGAGAGCCGTTCTAAGCGAGGTGGACCACTAACCCTCGGACGGACGGAACGCCCTCCCCTGCCCTGCTGTGAGCCTGCTAAAGCCAAAAATAAGCAACAAAAAACCGTGGCACCGCAAGGATCTGCAGTACCACGGACTCTCCCCCAGTTCCACTACAAACGAAAGGAGAACACCTTCATTATAGGAAATTTTACCCATTTGTCAAGATGGAGGTTTACAATATATGACTCTTGTTGACCTAAATGAAAGAAAACTACCTGCCACACATCCCCATTTAGCCGCCGAGTGGCACCCTACCAAAAACGGAAATTTAACCCCCGACCAAGTTACTTCTGGAGTCCATAATAATGTTTGGTGGCAATGCGCAGAGGGCCACGAATGGCAAGTAAAAGTATATGTCCGAGCGGCAGGAAACAACTGTCCTTATTGCTCAGGTAGGCGTATTATACCCGGGGTTACCGACTTCGCTTCCACACATCCCGACATTGCCGCCGAATGGCACCCTACGAAAAATGGTAACTCTCTTCCCTCTCAAATAAAAGCCGGCAGCCACAAAAAGTTCTGGTGGAAGTGTTCTGAAGGTCACGAATGGCAAGCTTCTGTAAAAAACCGTGTTCACGGAACCGGCTGCCCTTACTGCGCCGGGAATAAACCTAAAGTCGGACAGAATGATCTTGCTGCCGTTAATTCAAAACTCGCTGCGGAATGGCACCCTACCAAAAACGGTGGTTTGACGCCCGACATGGTAACTGCCGGTAGCGAAAAAAAAGTATGGTGGCAATGTTCTGAAGGTCACGAGTGGCAAGCTAGAATTAACAGTCGATCACTTGGAAACGGCTGTCCTTATTGTGCTGGGCAACGGGTCATCCCCGGACAGAATGATCTTGCTTCGGCAAATCCGGAATTAGCTGCCGAGTGGCACCCTACGAAAAATGGAGGATTAACCCCGTCAGCCGTTATGGCCAGATCTCCACGGAAAGCATGGTGGCAATGTTCTGAAGGTCATGAGTGGCAATCATCTATTGCCAGCCGTGGAAACAATCACGGTTGTCCTTATTGTTCCGGATTGCGTGCAATCCCAGGAAAAACGGATCTTGCTACTACACATCCCGACATTGCCGCCGAATGGCATCCTACCAAAAACGGATCCCTCCTTCCCTCCCAGGTAAAAGCTAATTCCAGCAATAAGTTCTGGTGGATGGGGCAATGTGGACACGAATGGGAAGCACTTCCTAGCAACCGAGTCAAAGGAAACGGCTGTCCTTATTGTGCTGGCAGACTTGTTCTTACTGGTTTTAACGACCTTTCTACTGTGGATCCAGAACTTGCCGCCCAATGGCACCCTACAAAAAACGGCAAAATAACACCCGTTCAGGTTTATTCTGGGAGTCATTCGAAGGTTTGGTGGCGCTGTTCTGAAGGCCATGAATGGCAAGCAGCTCCACGAGCCCGGCTCCATAATGGCACCGGCTGCCCAGTATGTGCCGGCAAACAGATTGTTATTGGTTTCAATGATCTTGCCGCCATAAATCCTGAGCTTGTCGAAGAATGGCACCCCACAAAAAACGGAGATTTCACACCTCAAAAGGTTACTGCCGGCAATAACACAAAAAAGGTTTGGTGGTTAGGAAAATGTGGTCACGAGTGGCAAGCTACCATTTCCAGCCGATCTTCCAGAGGGCTTGGTTGCCCAATTTGTGCAAATAGAACCGTCCTTCCTGGCTATAACGATTTGGCTACGACCCATCCTCTGCTTGCCGCCGAATGGCATCCCACCAAAAACGGCAATTTAACTCCACGGATGGTTATTTCTGGCACACCTAAAAAGGTTTGGTGGAAATGTTCTCAAGGTCACGAGTGGAAAGCTCAGCTGTCAAACCGTGCATCAGGAACCGGCTGCCCCCATTGTTCTGGTGAGTTGAAAACTTCTTTCCCCGAACAAACCATTTTCTACTATTTCAAGCATCTCTCCCCTGCCTTCAATCGTTATCAGCATAACGGAAAAACCGAAATTGATGTGTATATGCCGGAGTTCCGATTTGGTGTTGAATATGACGGCCCTTTTCACCAAACCGAGGAAGCTCAGGAGCGAGACGCCCGTAAAAACGCCGTCCTGGCTGAAGCAGGGATTATGCTGGTCAGAGTTAAGGAGGTTGATAATCTCATCGGTTATACTGATTCTGACACCATTATCTATTGCAAGCCCAATTCTTCAAATCTCTACATGAACGAAGTTGTCCGGAAGCTCGTTGTCCGGCTTAATGCTAAGTCCCGGCAATCCTTCATCGTGGATGTTGATGTAGAACGTGATCGTTGGGACATTTATGCTCAGTACATCTCAATGATAAAAGAAAACAGCCTAGCCGAGAAGTTCCCCGACATTGCCGCCGAATGGCATCCTTCAAAGAATGGTGTCCTTACCCCGCACAAGGTTTTTGCTGGGAGTCACACAAAAGTCTGGTGGAAATGCTCAACCTGTGACCATGAATGGGAGACTAAAATAAATACTCGGACAAGAGGAAGCGGTTGTCCTATCTGCGGTAAAAAGATACAGATTAAGGGTAAGATTCAGACACAAATTGCGTCTGTTGGCTCTCTTGCAGACAATTATCCAGAGCTTGCCGCCGAATGGCATCCTACCAAAAACGGATCCCTCCTTCCTTCGGAAGTTACTCCTTTCAGCGGAAATAAAGCGTGGTGGATCTGCGAAAAAGGCCATGAATGGGAATCTCTTGTTTCCAGGCGAAGCTCCGGAGCTGGTTGTCCTTATTGTTCCGGCCGGCGAGCAATCCCTGGCGAAACTGATTTGGCTACCACTAACCCTCGTCTTGCAGCAGAGTGGCATCCTTCAAAGAACGAAGGCATTTCCCCATCTTCAGTGAAAGCAAATTCAGGGAAAGACGCTTGGTGGCTATGCTCCACCTGTGGCCATGAATGGAAGGCCCGAATTGTACGCCGTAATCATGGTGCCGGATGTCCCCAATGCAAAAAGGAATAACGATTCAATAAATAACCCCCTGGATTTCTCCAGGGGGTTGTTTCATTTAGCTTCTCTGCTGATCCTTACACATCTGGTTTTTTCAAGATCTGCGAGATATTTTGCAAAGGTCTTCTCTTTCAATTCACTTTCACAGTAAGTTGGAATGCGGCAAGTCAGGTAACAGGACCGGGGATAAATTATCTTGTTCGCTGTTGCAATGATTTTATCCAAAACACGCTGCGTATGGTTTCTCACATCTGAAGCGCTGAATCGGAGCAGAGGAAGGCTGTTGGATTCAAAGAAATAGTCTTTAATTCGGTCATTTGCGAACTGCTCCGGATCCTCGTTGTGGTGGCTTCCGTCAATTTCAATACCAAACAGCGGCTTCCAATTATCATCCATTGCAACAAAATCACAGTGCATATAGGAGATCTTCATGGAATAGGCTGTTTTGCCGGCACAGAAAATATCCCTCAGCTGAACATGGGGGAAGAAATCGAAATTCTCTATCATTGCCAATAAGCAACACAGATATTTTTCTTCTAAGCTGTCAAAATAGCCGCTCTTTACCGTGACATTCTCCGACTTGTGTTCGCCATCTTCTGGGTTGTCACTATAATACATCGGCACCCGATGTTTGCCGGCGAGGTCATATCTCATCGGTGATTTCTTTGTGTCTGCTATTTCCTTGTAGCGAGGATGTTTTGTGAGATCATATTTCTTGAAAATACCGCCCTGATTGCCATAGATAACCACGCAGCTGTCATTGTCCATTTTCCGGAGTTCAGCGCCGGTGATTCTCTTATCCCCCAGCCGATGAGCTACCTTGTCGCAGATATCCACGTTCGGAGAGCCCAGGAATACATAGCTATCGCAGTTGGTAATAATGCCTTGTGCTGCCTTATCGTACTCTTTCTCCAGCTGCGCTTCATCCTGCAATGCGATCATACAAGAAATGTTTCTGCTTCTAACCATGGCCATCTTATAGTCAAAATCCGGGATTCTGCCCGTGCAGACGAAATCATCCAGGATAAAGCGGATATGGTGCTTGTTCTCCTGATTGCACAGAATATCGAAGAGCTGGCTGTAAAAAATGCCGGCAAGCCAGTTTTTAGACGGATCTGTGTCCGAAATAATCACGAACAGCGCCGTTTTTTCTTCTGACAGCTCCTCCAGGTGGATTGTATCTGTGGCCGTGATATTATCAAACTCTTTCAGGTTAAAGTTCTGAAGGTAGACTTCCGTTGTTACCAGGATGCTAGAGGCCGTTTCCGGCGCCGCAGCAGCCTTAAACACCTTGTATTGCTTTACGGCAATATGATTGGGATTCTTCGCTTCCAGCTCCTTAAACAGAATATCTAGGGTGGATTCAAAATCGGCATCAATGGCTTTAATATCATGGCAGCGCAGGAGCATCATGACATTATGGAAGGTCTGACAATCGAGGGTATATTCTTCGCAGAGAAGAAAGCAGATGGCCGACAAGAGAGCCTTGCTGGAGTTGTCCCAGAACGGATCCTTGCCTTGACCAAATTTGGGGTTCAGGTTTATAAGCAGATAATCGATCAGCTTGTAAACATCCGCTTGGCATTTTACATAGCGGAAGGGGTTGTATGTGTCGGAGTGCTCCAAATCCACCAGGTTCAGCACTTTGATCTTATAGCCTTCTCTTTCCAACATCGATCCCAGCTCAACCACGAGGGTTCCCTTCGGATCTGAAATGACATAATTGCAATTCATCTGCATAATGTTGGGCTTGATGAAGTGCCTGGTTTTGCCCCGGCCGGATGAGCCCACCAGCATAATGTTGTTATTCAGATGGCTTTCCCATGTGTCCAGGGTGAGAAATTTGTTTTGCGCTAAGATAGTGCCATTTGGATCATGGCCAATATCAGAAAACAAACCCATTCAGTAATTTACCTCCTGTTAAGTAAGAGGGCCCCCCAAGGACGGGAGGCCCTGCAAGTCATAAAGATGTGTATATTTATGTGTATAATGATGTGTAGGATATTACCGGCCACCCGGCGCAAACGAAACTTCCGCTTTCCCTCCAATTACCACACCATGCTCCTTGTCTTTCTGGAAGGCTGCCAGCTGCGCTTCATGCCTCACCTGGGCGCTTTGGATCCTGGCATCCAGAGGAGGATGCTTCTTCTGCTGTCCCATAAGTTGCTGTGCTTCTTGGGGTGCCTTACCAATGGACGCCACAGGATCGAACGGCCGCAAAACCGGGTTGCCATTCTGGAATACCTTTTCCGGATGAAGTTCGCCCAGGCGCTCTCTCAATGCCTGTTGGACCATCGGATTCTGCTCACGGTGGGCTTGACCGATAACGAAATTACGGGACAGGTTCTCGTTGGTCAGAGCCGCACGGCGCACTTCCCAGTCGTTATCTCGCATACCCTTGATGAGCAGCTGCTCCGGGCAGTTAGGGTTTTCCATGATAGCCTTTCGCACGTTATGGTCCCGGCTGTCCGGATGATGTTCATACAGATACATGAGCACATCCCGGTTGCCGAGGGTGGCCAGATCATAAGAGAGATCCTTCAGCTGGACGCCTTTCTTCAGCCCCATTTCCACCATGTAATTGAAGGTGGCTCGCTGCTGCTCATTCTCCGGCTGGAAGTTCCGCACGAAATTGGCCAGCACTTCCGGCTGTCCCTCCAGAAGTCTATCATCGAACTTATCCCGGGGATTACGGGCCCGGGGGAAGACATCAGAGCGCTTCGGGAAGTTATCGCCCATTTCCTTCTTCATGATTCGCCGGACAGTCAGGTTCGGACCCAACGCAATGACATTTCTGGTCTGCTCCGGGGTGTCCGACCGCAGAGCTGCATAAGCTCGCATCTGACCGTCACCGGACCGCAATGCCTGAGCTACAACATCCTGGGGCATATTCGGACTCTGCACAATGGCAGCCTTAATGCCGGCGCCAATGCTGGAGTGCTCATATTCTTTGTACATTTTCCGCAGCCATTCCGGATCAGCGGTTGCAGCGTGCTCCAAAAGCCGCTTTTCAAATTCCCTATCCCTCAGACGGAACAGGTCTCTCATCCTCTCAAAGAAGGATTGTCTTTCTTCTGGCATAGCTAAAACGCTCCTTTCAAAAATTCTTCTACCCTATAGATACCGGATTTTCGCTTGAATTTCCAAATCAATTTTCAGAATCCAACAATCCATCCAAAAATTCGTCCGGAGGATAGTTATGCAGAGAAGGACACTCCCCTTCATAAGGGCATTCGTCCGGGCATTCTTCATAGCATTTCGGCTTTTCACCCTCCGGGAGATCCGGGAAAGCGGTGATAGGTCTTCCTGCGCACCGGCGCCGGCCATACTTGCAGCAATCCAAGCATTCCTCTCTCATGGGCACCGGCTCCTGTCCAAGCTGCCTAGAGAAGTCGGCATCCTCCGGATTTGCCGGGTTCGGGATTTTGAAAATAGCAGTCAGAGATTTCGCCCCGTTGTAGCTGCTGATGTAAATATCAACCGGTCCAACATACAAAACTTGTTCTTCATAGTCCAGGAAGGCAAAGCCCGGCTCAGACTCCCAGAGCTCCCGGTTGCGAGCTTCCTCCAAAGGAACATCATCGAACTTACAGGCTCGGAACAGATATTGCCCGTTCAGCTTCACCCACGGCTCCGGATCATTCGATAAGCTCCATGCAAAGGAAACAACACCGGTACCGTATTGAGCCTTCCAGGAAGCCGTCAGCGCCTCCAGGGCGGGAATAATTTCAGAACGCTTCATATCACAACCTCCTTATCTTTCACCGAAGCCAGGAAAGCTAGGGCCACTGTGGCCACCCGGCTTAATCCCACCAAGACCAATCCCCTGCTGTTGCTGTTTTAGTCTTTGGCTTTCCAGCTGTTCCAGGCGCTTTTTCTCAGCCCTGGCCATCTGATCTGCCAGACTCGGTTTTCTTGGCGGGGTTGTAGTACGAATAAGGTTATCCGTAAATTGGTTAGCTGCGTCAATGCCGGCTTCCATCACGGCCTGGGCAAACTCGCCGGCAGCATCCCTTTCTTCAGGCATATTGTTTTCCTCCTCTTATGTTGATGTTTATGTGTATGTGTATAATGATGTGTAGAAACCCATTCTCACAGGAATAGCATACTACACTAACAGTCCAATAAAACGGACACAATCTTATTTTTCTGTTGGCTGTCTGTTCTTCCAGATCTTTGTCTCAGGCTTCTCCAGGCGCTTTGCAAAGCTGCGGTCAGAATCCGGCCGGAACCCGGGAAGCATAACATCATAAAGCGCCCGGGTGAAAACTGCGAGCTCACCATAATTCAGCATGATATGAACTTCCCGCTTTTCGGGGTCAAAGTATGCCAGCTCTGTCAAAGTGCGAATGAGATCTCCGCAATATTCAGCCTGTTTGATCCCCGCTTCTTCATACTGGCTCGCCGCTGCTTCCAGCACATACATAAAGCCATCGAATTCCGCTTCAGTCATGGTCGCCCTGAAACCGTTAAAGTTGTTCCGGGCTCTCTTAATATCAAACATTGGCGCCCTCCCCTTCTTGTTCCTGCCATTCCTCCGGCGCATAGTTCGCCTTGTCCTTCGTGACCAGCTGATTGACATACTGGGTGATGCTCATATGGTTTTTCCATGCAGCATGACGCAGGAATACCAGGTTATCATCGTAGAAGGCAATGTTGATGCGAGGATCAGGCTTCTTTGTGGGATCCATTTTCGGTCTACCCATAGTTGTTTTCTCCTTTGTGTTTATGTGTATGTTTATGTGTATAATGATGTGTAGGGTGGAGGATAAAACAAAAAGAGCACACTCCACCTACTTCCAAAATGAAAGTAAGCGGGTGTGCTCAGATGTTCTCACCCTCGGATGTCCCGTGCGTCAGGCATCCGGATCTTGCTTTTGACCGTGTTCCTCCAGCTCTGCGAGGATACCGGCGTCCCGGTACCGGCTGGGTTGGCCGCCCTGGTCAGGCGTCAGCACCTTATAACCATTGGTGATGCAATCCCCTTTCGGTCCGTACCGTCTACGGGTGCCGGGCATTGTGCATCTGGTATTTGTCGCACCAAAAGTACACAATCATTATACCATGTAAAAGAGGGAAATCAATATTAAATTCTGAAAATTCTGATTTTTTACCATATACGTAAGTAGTGCCCGGAATTACTTAAGTAGGTACGGTGGGTTATTACCGGCAGACATCTCCTGTCCGAGCCGGCAGATAAAAGCATCTACGCTCGGCTTCTTCCCATCCGGGAAGAGCTTGTCCCAATGCGCTTTTGCGGCTGGGTCGCTGCGTGACAGTGCCCACGCTTCATCGATAGACTGCTGGATGGAGAGCCGAACTTCCAGAACGGAGATCCCATCCTTGGCTGCCAGGCTCCGGAGCACTCTATGTATCTTCAAGTGTTCAAGAAATGTAATTTTCATGGTGCATACCTCCTTTGTTGCACCGTCATATTACATCGTGTTTTCTGAAAAACCTGTCGAAATAGGGGAGAGGAGAGAAAATATTTCTTCGGAGATAAGAAAAGCCCCCGTGGAAAATCTCCACGAGAGCTTAAATGATGGCGGTTATTCTTCCGATTCGGCCGGCTCTTCCGGCTTCCGGTGTCTCTTTCCGTAGGGTTTTCTCGGGGCAACTTTATGGATCACCCACTTAGAAGGCTGCTCAGTATCTCCAGCTTCTTCAACCCGGGTAACCTTGATTTTCTTAACGCCCTGATCCGTCATAACCATAACGAAATCACCCGGCTTAACGCTCTCCCGGCCTTTCCGGTTCGGGAACAGCTTCCACGCATATTCCTTGCGGTTGCGGGGGTGTGTGCCGTAGACAATGTAGGGTGCCGGCCCTTCGAACATCTTCATCTCTTCCCAGTGTGCTTTCTCACGCTCGATCATCTGCACCACTTCTTCTTCGGTCAGAGGCTCCGGAGTTCTAGGCAGCGGCTTATCTGTTTCAACATCTTCCTGAGCAAATACGAGTTGCCCATTCACAGCAAATCGCAATACCTCCACGCTCGGCTTGGGAGACATCAGATCCTTCAGGAGCTCTCGGCACAGTTTCTCGTGCCAGAAGGTTGTAATATCATATTTCCCCTCAACACTTCTGAAGGTATATAGTCTCACCGCACCAGGAACAATGTGCCAAAGGTTAATGTTCTTGAAAAACGTAATTCCAACGGCAAACCATTCGCCCTTTTCATTCTGAGCAGACCGAAACCTTACGCCGTTTACAAATCTACGTCTCATAGCGCTTTCTCCTTCGATAAGATTCAGCTTCCCCCTTTCACACCGGCGCCAGCCGGCCGCACCTTCGGAGTGAAGCTGTCATTCCCCTTCTTTCGGGGCAATAACTTTGTGCGAAACGATTTCGGAGATCCTGGCCTTTCCTTCATAGGGCCAATCGATCTCGATAACCACATAGCTGCCGTTCGTCATATCCAGGCGCAAGCTCTCGACATCAAAGGACAGACCCTCCAAATCGATTGCCTTTACAGCAGCCACGAACTCGCCATTCAGCATCAGGAAAAGACCTTCATCCAGACTCCAGTTCAAAGGCAGCTCAGGCGGGTTATCGAACTGAGCCTTCCATGCTGCGGAGAGTTCTTCCAGGCGATTGATAATTGTTGCGTTTGACATATGTATTCCTCCTTGAAAATATCAAGGCAGGGCATTATAATAGTCTCGCCCTGCCGTGTTTCCCTTTACAACAGATCGGCGGGGTAGCCCTGGTCGGAGGTCGCAACTCTGGCCGGGGCGTTTTTTATGCTGATGTTTATGTGTATGTGTATAATGATGTGTAGCACATCAAGCGTCAAAATTGTCCAGGAATGCCGTAACAGCAGCTTCGAAAACCTCCGCACGGCTGACTCCCTGGCGCTGGGCATAAGCGTCCATGCGGTTGATAAGGCTCTCGTAGGTCAAGATCTGAATGCGCTTGTCCTTGCGCTCTCTGGCCTTCGGCTCCTTCATACTGTCGGTTCTGACGATTTCGGAACCTTCCGAACCGCCCCGGCGCCGGCTCTCATTGAAGCTCTCCGGATCCACTCCGAAAGCATTGGTGGGTTTTGAATTCTTAGCCATTTGAATTTACCTCCTATCAAAGTCCCAGGAACTCATCCACGAAAGCGAAGTAGTCCTGGCTGGTAGTGCTCGTTCTTGCCCAGGCAATCAGAGATTTCTGAGTCACTTGGGCCTCTCTCGTTGCGATAGACTCTCGGATCTTCGTCTCATACACTCGGGTTCCGAACATCTTCGCATATTCCGGAAGACTTTCGGTAATCCCCTTGGCCAGATTCGTCCGGCCAGCGTATTTAACCAGAAGCAGACCGTCTACCGTCAGATTGGGATTGGTGTACTCTTTGACATCCTCGATGGTGTCATGCAGCTGTACCAAGCCTTGCAGTCCGAATCGGTCAGAGGTCAACGGAATGATTACTTTGTTCGCAGCGGTCAAAGCATTCGTGAGCAAGACCGAGAGGGCAGGGGGGGTGTCCAAAATGATGTAATCATAGGCACCAGCAATAGAAGCCAGCCCCTTCCGGAGCCTGAAGGAAGCACTCACGCCATCCAGCAGCTTTGCAGCATCCTTCAGCTGCGGGTCACCGGCAATGATATCTCCACGCTCGGTAGTCTGAATCACATCCGTATCTCCGGAGATCAGAAGGTCATATAAGGTGCCTACGCCATCGATCTTAGCACGGAAGTTGTCAGTACCGTTGGTCTGGGGGTCCAGATCCACGTACAGGGTTTTCTTGCCACGGGAATTCAGAATATCGGTCATAGCCAGAGCCGTAGTGGTCTTGCCGATACCGCCTTTCTGATTCGCCACAGCGATAATCTCAGCCATTGGTAATACCTCCTATGTGTATATTGATGTTTATGTGTATGTTTATGTGTATAATGATAATATACACCATTTGGGAGCATTTGTCAATAGGTTTTGAAAAATTTTATGTGTATGTTTATGTGTATAATGATGTGTAGGAAGATTTAGCACCATGTTCCAAATCTTCATGGTTTCCGCACACACCACCAAGCCGGCAGCCCCTAACCATGGTTGACCACAGGGTTGACCACAGACTTCACCACAGGCGCTGCCTATGGAGAAGTCTGCCGGGATTCCCACACCACAAGGGTATGGAAATCCCTTGGACAACACCTGATGGACAACCGAGCTCACTCATCGGGACCGGCCGGCTCCCACGTTCCTGATGATAGAGATATATTTATTTATTTTTTGGGGCAGGATAGGGGAGAGGCCCCGTCCGGATCTTCCCCGGCTCTATCTCCAGAACGGAGAATTCCTTGCCACTCTATATATCCTCCTACTCTAGGTATGTACTGCGGAACAGCTAAAGCTGTTCTCTCTACAATAGGAGGGCTGAATTTTTGAGACACCCACTTTTGGGCAGCCCGAATAGCCGCACGGATGCCAATTTTTTTGGCGGTCTGTACAGCATGGGTTACTTTCTCCACGGTATTCGCAACATCCTCCACCATATCTTCGATGGTGAGCTGAACGGCTTCTACGACCTTCTGGGCCTTTATAGCGGCAATATCCCTATGGTAAGTGGCCTTGCTGATCTGAAGCTCGTTCTGGATTTCTGCGGCAGTTTTGCCTTGCTCCTGTAAAGCCAGGATGGCAGCTCTGCGCTCCTGAATGGCATCCTGCTTGGCCACTTTGCCTTCAGCGGCAAGGCGGCTCTGATATGCTTTCTTATTGCTCTCTCTCTTTCTCTCCTTACGGTTGGCTTCAGAGACCCCCAGGCAGGGCAGGAGAGCCAATTCTTCCGGCTTTACATCTAGTTTCTCTATGATGGTTTTGCGGGAATAACGGTAAGGCAGACCGGTCTTGACCCGGCGATCTGCGCTTGCGGTTGCTTGAATGATGAATGACTCATCATAAGGGCAGTCCAAAGAAGCGTTGAACTCTAACATTTTTGCCAACGCCTCTTCTTCACTTACTTTCATTTCCCGGAGGAAATAGCGATACATGAACAGTCCGATTTCCCGGCAGCAATCCTCTCCCTTTCTCATGGAGAAGAGCTTCCGGAGATCAGCGCACACGTTGCCCAGCCAGCCCCGCACAGCCTTAAATTCTGCGAGGTAGAGTATTTGTCCCTTCTTGTAAGAATGGCCCCTCTGAACGCCAGCCAGAGCCGCATGGGTCTGAATCCAATCGGCAGTCTCTTCGAAACTCTCAAAATTCGGATAGTCCTGCTCATTTAATCCCAGCTTCGCAGCCAGATCCCGGACAAACTTGCGCTGACGCTCTGTAGCATGGCCGTATGGGTAGACCGGTCCTGTCTTTTTCTTGTCTTTCTGAATCACCGGGACATTATAATCCTTGATGAGCTGATGGAGCGTGTAGGTTTCATCCTGGAATTCAATTATGCCAACCTCTCGGTCACATTTGCCATTGATGGAACCGGGCACACGGAGTACTCTGGCCGCATCGGCGCAGTTCTTATCAGCTCCCAGGTCCCGCATGATGTCAATAAAGTAATTCTGTACACGCTGCCAGCGGGGCAGAGCCTTCTTATCCTCGTTCCGTAACTTCCAGATCAGATAGATGCCCTGTCCGGAATTCATGATGATAGAGGGTTGAGGGATAGTACCTTCTTCAATCAGAAGATGCACTTTCTCCATGACCTCGCTCTGTTTTAATCCTTGCTTGTAATAGTCAAGGTCTACAAAGCACGCATTCAGCCGCTTCAGATGCTCTACATCCCGGCCTCTGTCCTTTTCCATATTGGCCGAGCGGAAGAATGTATTCATGGAAACAAAGCAGTTCTCAACCTCTGCAAAGGGTTGCTTCCAGATCTCGCTTACTCGGTGGTGGGTCTGTTCGTAGTAGGGATTGATAGTCGCACGGTACACGAAGCCCTGGACGCCATCAAATATATAATCCAGATAT